GGGGTAGAATCACCCCCACTTTGAGTAGAGTTGGCAGTATCCATTTCCACCTCAATCTTCTGCTGCTCCTGCGTATACTGCAGAATCTTACGAGCAACTTCTACAACTTCATCGAAGGTTTCAGCGACTTCCAGTTCATCAACCAGAACTTTCTCTTCAGGTTTCCAAGTGAATACCTCGCCAGCATGAACACCAATCTTAAAGTAAAGATTGATACGGTCAATCAGTTGGTAGGAATCCATGCTGCGCTCACCAACGTCAAAAAAGTCAGCATCATGCAGCTCTTTGTATCCAGTGTAGAAGTTGCGAGCGAGACCAGGAAACTTACGCTTCATCATTTTCTCAATGCGAGCATCTTCACAGACATTGAGATAGGATTGGGGGATACCATAATCTTGCCCCCACTTATCAGGCGTATATAGAGCGTGACCCACCTCATGCCCTACGAGCAGATCATAGACATTGGGAGATGCCACATCCCACATAGGCAGCGTGAGCACACGGTCTTTCACGTTGAACATAGCGGTTTCAACCTTGCGATGCTCAACGATGAGGTTTTCGGTGGCGAGGAGACGGGCAAGATTGCCCTTGACTTCCATGTTCAGCATTGGTCTCTTGCGTTGTTGAACCTACTATACGACAAAAGGGGTGCCAAAGCAACCCCTGTTTTCATTTCCTTATCAATAAAGTTTTATTGATTAGTATTGCTTATACGATTGATTTCATATAAATTTGACGACATATATTTTTTAAGTTTTTTCAAACTTTTTCTGGCGCTAGCAGCACGAGAAAGAATAGTATCTCTCATCTTAGCATTTGCTTCGTCAATTTGCTGCTGAGTAAACTCAAGCGCCTCATCTCTTTCAGGTTCCACTATCTAGTTCCTCCATGTAACTAAAGTTTTTATGTTTTTCATATTTAAGAACACGTTTAAATTTTTCTACCATATTTTCTCGGTGAGAAATTACAAACACATTTACATTATCATCAAAGGTTCTGAGAATAAAACTCAACTCATCAGATCCAACTGTGTCCAAAGATCCATCAAAAATTTCATCCAGAATTAGCAAATTAGTATTAGTAGAATTTTTTAGTTTTGCAATTGCTCTCCAGGTAAGTAATAAAGAAATATCAATTCTTGCTTTCTCACCCTCAGAGAAACTTTCGTAACTAAACTCATCTCTATATCGAGATTTAATCACTTCCTCAAAATTTTCATTGAGTGTAAAACTTGCATAAAAATCTAAGGTTTGCAAATACTCATTTACCAACTTGTTCATGATTGGTAAATACTGCTTGATGATTTGTGTTTTAATTCCACTGTCCTTAAGAAGAGCAGACGCAACTGTACATAAATCTTTGGTCTTCTTATTTGCGATTAAATCTTGTTCTGCAGATTTCAAAGAATTAACATCAAACATTAATTTTTTAGCTTCTTGCTGAACAGAAACTTTATTGCTTTCAATAGTGCTGATTTCTTTTTTCAGATATGCAATTTGATCGTTATGATGTTTTATGCTTAATGTTGTCTCTGATATTACCTTAGAGTAATCCAGTAGTTTGGAAGAAAATTTTTGAAGGATTTTTTTCTGTTCGGTCAATTCATTTGAATACGTTTGCACTTCTTCAATCTTTACGTTGAACTCATCAATCTTTTCGTTGATAGAATTGATCTTATCTTTTTTGAATTCTTCCGTAATAGTTTGAGTGCAAGTAGGGCAAGTAGAATTTCCAGAAAAGAAATTTTTCTCGGAAGAAACTAGTTCTAATTTTGCAGATAACTTAGAATGAATAGTATTCAGTTCTTTTAGTTTTGCATCAGGATTTTCCGTTTGACTGATCTTCTCATTTACCTCTTCCAGTAATTTTGTATTGGAAGATATTACCTTTTCATATTCCTGAATTTCACCATTCAAGTCAGAAATTTTTTCTAGTTTACTATTGATATCTGCAGTCTTTCTTTGTTCAATATCCAGAATATATTTTTTCTGCATTTCAATCTTTTCCTTTAGCAGAGAGACAGTGCTTTCAGAAAGATTGATAGTCTCTTTAACTTCTTTCATTCTATCTTTCAATAGGACATTCATAGTAGAAAAAATTTGAATGTCTAATAGATCTTCGATAATCTCTCTGCGAGAAGCAAGAGGAAGTCTCATAAACGGGACGAAAGTAGAAGATCCCAGTACTACAATTTGAGTGAAAGACTTATAGTTTAATTTTAAAATATTTTGCTCTAGATTTTTCTGCTGATCTACCGCACTAGCACTCTGATTTAACAGGGATCCATTCTGATATATCTCAAATATTGCTGGTTTAATTCCTCTGCGTACTAAGAATTCTTTCTTTCCAATGGAAAATTCAATTTCGGCAAGACATTCTTTTTCGTTAACACTATTTACTAATTGAGGTTTATTAATCTTACGAAATGGTTTCCCAAACAGACTAAAGGTGAGAGCATCTAGAACAGTGCTCTTACCAGATCCATTAGTACCAATAATTAACGTAGATGAAGATGCAGTTAAATTTACTTCAGTAAATTGTGCTCCCGTGGATAAGAAATTTTTCCAGCGAATTGTTTTAAAAATAATCATATTAAAGTTTTGGAGGAATTACAATATCATCGTTAGTAACTAAAAAATATTTTAGTTCTGACATCTCACAGAAATCTACTATCTCATCTTCAACTTCTACAACAGAAAGGGGAGGATACTGGTCTTCTGCTTCAAGCAGTCCCACATATCTTTCTACATCATCTTTTTCTTCAAAAAGATATAGAAGTTTATCTCCGCTATCAGATAAAACTGAATAGGCACCTTCTTCTTCTTTCCCCTTTACTGCTATAACATACATATCAATTCACAATGTTACAACTCTCTATATATAAAGATCTCATAAGGTTTTTTAGTTCGGTTTTGTCCACCGAAACACTGAGATCTTCGACATACTTATCGAGAAGAGTTAGAGTATCTTCGATTTCGATGTTGTCTGAAGATGATTCTGATAGTTCAGAATTAATAAAAGTTTCTACAACTTTTACATCATGCACACCTGTATTATACAGGGTTTCGATCAGATTGTCAAACTGCGAATAATTTGTTTTCTCATCCACCACAACCTTAACAAAAGTTTTTTCATAAGATGAGCAATCAAACTCATCATAATTTGTTTTGATATCGTTGTAGAATATTTTTTTGTATATTGTATATGGATTTGGAATAAATTTTAATTTCTTACTGGTCAGATCTAGTTCATGAAATCCTCTAGTATCAGAGTAATCATTCCAATACATCTGATATGGATTACCCAAGTATTTAATATTTCCTTTCTCCGATTTAAAGTGAAAGTGTCCCGAATAGACTTGTCCAAAATCTCGGAATAAAGATGCATCCATTCCATGATCCATAATTACTCCAGGTCTAGAAATAAATCCCTGAAGTTCTAAATGCCCAATGGCATATTCTTTATGTGAATTATCGATCGCTTCAAATGTCTCTGAATAGTTTTCAGCACAAATCCATGGAAGCATCATGAAATAAGAATTACCAAGTTTAATTTCCTTAGGTCGTGAATAAACATTTACATTAGGAAACTCATTTAAAAGTAGTTCTGGAGTATTTACATCAATGGTGTTTTTATAGAACGTAGTATGATTTCCCACGATCATGTGAACAGTAACACCAAGATCCTCAAGTTTTTTGTAATAGTTTTCTTTTGCCCACTTCAGTGATACAAAGTCAATAGACTTTCTGTTATCAAAGGTATCACCAAGATCAATAAGTGTTTTAATTTTATTCTCTTTCAGATACGGAAAGAAAACTTCATCATAAAACTTTTTATAATAATCTTGGAAAATTTGACTGCCTTTATGAGAACCAAAATGCTGGTCTGTAATTAAACAAATTTTCATTTTTTCATTCGTGCTTCGATGTTTTCTTTAATACTATTCAAAGAGGATGGAGTTGTATTATATCCCGTCATTGTACCATCGTAACGATCTGAATACAAAACTTCATCGTACCCAGACTTTTCTAATATTTTTTGCTTAATTTCTAACTGCTTCTTTTCTTTCTGAATTCTTCTCAGGAAAGCAAAGTAAATGATTTGAGTAAAGTATGCAAAAGGATTGGTTGATTTTTCAGTGTTAAAGTTATCAACGTATTGTAAACAATTTTCTACACCATCACAAATCATATCTTCCCTAAACATGTAGTTAACAAAGTTAGGTTTGTATGATAAGTGTGTGGCAATTTTAAGAAAGCACTCTCCAATGTAAGGAGGAACTCTTGGTTTTGGTAAGTCTTCTTCTCTTGCTTTTTTTAGTTCTTTTTTATATTCAATAAGAACTTCAAGAAATTCTCTGTTATTTACATAATTTTCTTTCTTTGGATTAGGCATACGTTGATACACTTACTTTCTATTGTAATCATTGTAGCACTGTACACCTAAAATGTCAACAGATTGTAACAGAATTTCAGAGGGGCTTGACAAGGTATCCAAATCTCTGTATAATCACAGTGTAGCGCGGTAAAATACATTTAGCTTCTTTAAATCTTTTAGATACTTAATGATTATTATAAATCTTTTCTAGTAACATTCTAGCTTCATTTACTTTGGTTACGTAACCATTATGTTTTTTACCAGTACTAGATCTAGATACTTTATTTAAATTATTAGAAGAAATAATTTTTAAATAGAATACTGCTACATCAGCACTTGCTTCTGCTATTGTAATTATTTTATCTCTTGATACAGCAACCATATCATCAGTACAAGATCTTAACCAAGGTTCTAATTGAAATCCTTTCATTTTAATTTGAGAATTACCACTCTCTACGGGTACAACTACCATGGGATTCTCAATCATAATAATATCAGTTTGATCATCGTAAATAATATTACCAATTAATTCTTCTTTAGTAACTAATTTAATAATTCCTACAAAGTGAGTACTTTCCATTTTATCTTTAAAACTTAGTTTGCAAATTAATTATTTCATAATTAAAGTTTTCTTCGTTGTAGATTTTAATTCTTTCTTCTAAGTGCTTAAGGGTAAAGTTCCTTAATTTGTTATGAGAAATATCGTCTGCTATATCGTAAAGAGTAGCGATATCCTTACTATCACTTTTACGAAGAACTCTTCCTATTGATTGTAAATTTCTAATTCTTGATTTTGAAGGAGAAGCAAATACAACGTTGTGTAAATTTTTAATATTGATACCAGTACTGAATGTTCCGTAAGAAGCAATAATTACACAGTTATCTTCTCGTTCAGTTAATAATCTGATGTCTTCTCTGTCTTCAGTGTCAACACCACCGTAGATAAAAAATACTTTTCTATTTTTATCCTCACCATTATTTATCAAATTGAATAGTGGTCTCCCATGTTTTTCAACGTAGTTAAATAGAACCAAAGTATTACCTGACAAATCTTTAACTAAATTTTTGATTAAGTTATTTCTTTTTTGATGTTGAACCAGATAATCAATCTCTTCTTGGTAAGATGCAAAGGGTTGATATTCATGCTTACACACTAGGATCTTAATTCTAAAGTTTGCTAGGTGTCCTTTCTGAATAAGATGATCAGTTTTTGTAACTTGATCACAAGGACCAAACAATCCTTCCAGAACCCACTTATGAGTTTTAGTTCCATCTAAGGTTCCAGTAAATCCAATTCTGTACTTTGCATTGTGCAACTTACTCATCAATCCAGTTAATGATTTGGATTTGAATAGGTGTGCCTCATCACCAATAACACATTTAAATCTTTCAAAATAACGACTAGGTAGTTTATATACAGACTGCCAAGTAGTAATGATTACTTGTTTATCTGTAAATCTTTCTTTTCCTGAATATACACGATGGCAATGTTCATCAACATTCCATCCGTAATCTTTAAAGTCAGCATACATTTGCTCAACCAATGATGTAGTTGGTACAACAATTAAAACATCATTGTCTTGCTCTATATGATACCTGACAATAGAATAAATCATCAACGATTTTCCTGATGCTGTTGGAGACAGCAAAAGTTTTCTATTATACTTCAGTGCCTGATATACTGCTTTGTATTGATAGTCACGAACCTTCAGTGAAGTTATTGAATTCATAAATTCAAATACTCCTTCTGGAGTGATCATTTTGTTTTCATCCTCAATGTTTCCGAAGAAATTATTCTCTTCAAATTTGTAAGAATACGAATGCATCTCACACCAACTTTTGAAGTGTTCGGTTAATCCTCCGTACAACTCTCCTGTTCCTGGCGAATACAATCTAATTTTTCCATCCCATATTTTTTGTTTATACAAAGGCATAAACTTTGCTTCTGGGACATCAAATGTAAAATAATCAGATAATTCTTGATGAATGTGTGGTGGTGCTTGGATAATGTTGAATACTTCGTTTTTCTTTTTGAGGGTGATATCCGCCATTTATTTACTTCCCGTTAATGAATTTTTCCCAATCAATAGCATTTTTAATTTGATTATGTCTGTATGTAATCATCTTGATCACATTATCCAGATAACTTAAAGTTGTTTTTACATAATCAATTTTTCCTTGTAATGTTCTTACGTCATCATCTGCATCTACATATTTTTCAATCTCCGCTCTAGTGAGATCTAATCCAAATTTTTTTTCCTTATATATTTCTTTAGGTGCATTACCTGAATAGAATTCCCATTTGTCTCGTACAAGAACTTTCATTTGGGAATCGTATTGACACTTGATCTCGTTGTAGTGAGTATAAAGGTCTAAGTATTTGCAATGTAAATAAGGTGTTTCTACTGAAAGTTTTGCAATATCTACTGAGTATTTGTCTCCTTTCATTCCAAAATCACATGCAGAATCTTCTGCCCACATCTTCTTAATATCATTTAATTTCATAATGGTCTTGCGTCAACTCCTTGCATTTCGTAGTACAAATATTTAAAAGTTACTGATGCTGACATGTATTCAATGTCATTGCTGCCAGAATCAAAATCAACACCGCTTAAACTTACTGGGTATACATTGTTGAAATTGATCACTACATTTGCATTCATTGCATTAGTTAAAATTACAAGTTGTGCATTTGCATATTCAACTTCATCATTAGTAGATCCTTCTAATGCCACTCCGTTTTTATTGATCCATTTAAAAAGACTAACATAATTAGATAAATCTTCGTCAATTAAAAAACGAATATTAAGATCATCATAATCTACGCCACCAGATGTAGGTACTGTAATTCCTTTGTATCTAGTAGCTACGTTAGTAGACCTTAATGACAGTCCTGGTAGATTTGAGGACTGACAGAAAAATTCTGCTTCTGGAAATAAATCTACATTAAATTTAAACGCAACAGGAGAAAGATAGTTTCTATTTGCTGGTTGCGCCTTTTTCCATCTGGGTGATGTGATATTAGTCATAGCAAAAAATTTCTTTTATTTTTATTTATCCCTAATAAAAAACCCCCTCCGAAGAGGGGGTGGAACTATGTGAACTAAGGATCACATTAGGTTGGTAACCTGTACTCTTCTGTAGTACTGGTTGACGTTAGCGGTGAGGGTTTCAGCGTCTGGAGTTGAACCACCGATAGTTGTGGCAACGAATGGGTTGCTGACCATGCCGTAACGGGTTTTGAAACCAATCTTAGGCTGGAATGAACCCTGATCGATAGCACGTACCATTTGGAGAGGTACATATGGGCAATAGAAGAGACCTGCATCATAAGGTGAGGTTCCCTTATAACCCATTACATAGAACTGCTTAGCGTCTACGTTTGCTGAATATGGATCGATGAAAACACGGATCTTACCGTTTAGTACACCAGCAAATACGTTACCAGTGTCATCAACATTAAGATTGGTGTTTAAAGCAGGAGCGTAATCAAGTACGCCTGCCATTGATAGAGCACTTGCAACGTCCGCAGAGCAGATCATGAAGTTGCCCTTTCCTCTACGAGTTTGCTGAGCAATTGCGTTAGCATCGCGCTCGATTTGGAATAGAAGACCTTTGAACTTCTCAACTGACCAACGACCGTTTGAATCAACGTCTAGGTCAAAGATACCAGCGTTAGCGGTATTGAGTTGAGCACCAGGACGTGCAACACGATAGATGGTACGAACAACCTCACGGTTGATTTCTGCAAGAACTTCGCTAGAAAGAATATTAGCGAGTTCAGTCTCAGCATCAAGACCGTGAATTGCCTTAAGGTCTTGTGCTAGTTCTAGAGTGTACTCAGCCTTGAGTGCTCTGGACTTTGCAGTAACAGAGGTTTTCTCGATGCTGAATGACATCTCACGGAAAGCAGGTGATCCTGAAGTTCCTAGAGCTTCAGCATCAGCACGGCTCATGCCAGTTGCTTTTTCGTAGGTGCCAGGTGTGCTGTCGTTAAGAACTGCAGGGTTGTTACCCTCACTGTCTCCACCAACACCAGAAGCGTTGCGAACGGTGTATGCACCGCCACCACCAGTGAAACCAGTATCTGCTTCGTTGAATAGTGCTTCTTCGCCACCCTGGGTCTGATACTTAGCCTTCATTGCGAAGATAAGACCAGTAGGACCGCTCATTGGTTGAACACCACAAACATCGTATGCCATTAGGTTAGGCATTGCACGACGAATGAGGCTAATTAGAACAGGATCGAAACCAGCGAGACCGCCAGTTGACGATGCTGCAGATGAAAGACCATTAGCGCCAGCTGCGTTAACAGGTGCTGCTTCATGGAGCATACCGCGATCTTCGCGCATTGCTCTCTCTTGGTTTTCTAGCAGGACTGAGGTTACTGCTCTCTTGTAATTATCCGAAATCTGTGAAAGGTCTGGATGATTTAGAACAGGTGACCACTTTTCCTGCAGATGCTCTGAATTGAACATTTGCTAAACTCCTTTAAATGGGTATTGTGGATAAAAATATTTATACTATTAGAAACCTTTATTACGTGAAATAGCCTTTAGATATGCATTCATTACAGGACTAAAGGTATCTTCGTTTAGGGGCTCCTCTGTCACTTCTGGGGTACTTTGTACCTTGTGGAAGTAACTTTCCTTAATCGTAAGTAGTTTCTCACGATAAGAACTCTCATCGGTAAATTCAATTCCTTCGGATAAAGTTTTGAACTTTTCTTTTTGAGTGTCTGCTAGACCCTCAGCAATTTCTGTTTGCAACTTATCTTTTACGAATTGATTTAGGGTATTATTAAGTTCAATATTACGCTCAATTTGCTCATTGAGGCGCTGTTCCATCTCACCAAACTCTTCGGTCATAGTTTCGACCACATCAACTTTATCTTCTGGGATGTCAATGTAGTGCTCTTCAAATACATTCTTGAGAGCAAGAATGAATGATTCAGTAATGTCGCTCTTGATTCCCATATCAATGCTGAGTTGATTTTCTTCAACCCACTTCTCAATCACATAGTTGAGTGTTCCATCAACTTCTTCTGATAGAGAAGATTTAATTTGCTCAACTTCTTCTTGAAGTCTTGCTTGATATTGCTCCTCTAGGTGAGCAGCTTGCTCATTTAGTTTTGCTAGTAGAGCAGCTTCAAAAATAGTTTTTGCTCTATCTTTGAAACCTTCGGAAAGATCTTCGCCATATAGTAGAGCATTTACATCATCAGAAACATCAATGTCTTCTTTCTTGATCATTTTCTTGAAAGATTTCTTATCTTCTTTTTCCTCATCTTCATCCTCTTCTTCCTTCTCTTCCTTAACTGCCTTGCCAGGGACTACTGAAGGAGGTACGGTTGGCATTGGATCGCCACCCTTTGAAGAAACTGACCCGCCTGCTTTTGAATTCTTAGCGGATGCTTTTGCTCCTAGGTTTTCAGTTCCTCCAGGATTTTCGTTTGTAGAACCACCGATCTCATCTTCCGATTGATCGTCTACTACAGAGGTTGGAACTGAAGGCATAGGATCTTTTCCGCCAGCCTTAGCATTAACTTGCGTTTTTGATTGTGTGGGTTCTTTGCCCTGACCTGGGATTACAGATGCAGGAACCGTTGGCATTGGATCCCCTTCTGAAATCATGGTTTCAAATTTTGTGTTTAACATATCTGACATTGAGTTTACCTCAGCTCTTTGTAAAAACCTTTGTTTCTATGATTATTTATAAATTATAATTTGTATAGAAAATCCTCAAAGACTTTTAAAGTCCTTTCTTCGAGATCTTTCCTATTAGTAGACTCAGAAATATACCTTTTGTATTTATCTACTTTGACTTCTCTGAGAATACCACTTTCCCAAATCCATTCTTTTCCTTCCATAATTCCATTAACAAATGCATCAGGAGCTGAAGGATCTGCTACAATATCTGCAGCAGTCGCAAGCATGAAATCATCACGAACATAGTTGGCACCGTTTCTCTGTTCTAGAGAACCCATACCTCTAGAAGAAACTCCTAAACGAACTCCCTCATCTAGGAGTTGTTTGGCAATATTGCCCATTGGAGTTTCTAGTAGTTTTGCCTTCCCAATAAAATTATTTCCCTCTCTTCTCAAGTTAGTAATTTTATGAGAAACACGATCCAAATTAATAGTTGGACCATCTGGATGACCTAATTCACCAAGAGCACGATTGCTAACAATATAACTTTCGCTATACTTGTTAACTTCACGTTCTAGAATATCAATAGGGTAAACCCTACCATTTCTGTTTTTTAGTTCAGCCTGCAGAAAAATTCCTTCGATAAAATAATTTTTTCTACCGTTAGATTCTTCTATCAGAAGATTGATATCTTCTACTGTTTCTGTGATTAGTTTCATTGTTCTTCGTTTTCTGTGGATGAATTTTCATCATCATTATCTGAAGTGACAAAGTAAGAGTTAGCCACAACTTCTTTGTAGTTTTCTAACGCAGAATGTGCTTTTGCATATAGAACATCATTGATAGCATCTAGTGCATCAGACCTGTTTTTGTTGTAAATTAAATCAACAATTTGAGAAGAATCCATAGTAATAACTCCGTTATTTTACCGTGTCAGCATCACCTTTAGGTGGTTTTGGCGTTGTTCCCATAGTGCTACTTCCGTTTGAAGTAGGTGGGACAAGCGAATCAGCTTGTAATTTATTTAGCAATTTGGGATCAGGAACAATTCCAGAAGATATATCTTTTGCCATATCCTTATCAATTTCTTTAATTTCTTCATCAGATTGCATAAGAATTTGCTTTCTTACCCAATTGACTGAATAGTATTTTCCAAGATAAGGATCTAACATTTGAGCAACATTCAATCTACTCGTCATCAATTCTGCATTTTTAAGTTCTGTGAAATGATTGTCAAAGTTAAAATCAAACTGGATATGCTCTTCCATTTCATCCCAGTCTTCAACTGTGATGACGCCCTTCAAAATTAATTGGGTCTTTAGTAAATCTGTAAATAAGTAACTGAATTGTTTTCTTAGTCGATTTACAAATTTAGTAAATTTCAATTCATCACGAAGGATTTCGGATGAACGACCTAAACTAAATGATTTGTTATCATCTCCTAAACGAGAAGATGGAAGGTTTAATGACTTATATAACTTAGATCTGAAGTACTCAACGTCCTTGAGTTCACCAAGGTTTTGACCGCCTGGGAGTGTAGAGATTTCGGTTCCTCTACCACCTTCACGACGAGGTAGCCAGAAATCTTCAAGCATACTCATATGCTTTTTGTCATCACGAATTTCTCCAGTGCTTGCATCATATACAAGTTTATTTCTATAACGAGCCATAACCTCACGAAGGTATTGCTCTGCTTTTACCTTAGGAAGATTACCTACGTCAATATAGAAAATTCTTCTTTCTGGTGCTCTAGAAATTCTATAGATTACCAAACTATCCTCAATCATTCTGATTTGATTGAGTGCTTTAATTGCTTTGTTTAAATAACTTAACGTAGTCTTTTTATTAAGATCTAAAATTCCTGATGGTACAAAGGTAATTGCATCGTTGGCAATTCTAATACCAGTATTAGTAGTGCCAGGACTGTATCCTGGATATGAACCCGCAAATCCAGAAGCGTTGTATAAAAAGTATTCAATATAATCATTATAACTAAATGCTAATGCACTATCTTTTGCAGATTTTGTTGCTGCATTAGTATCCTTCGGTCTCACCTCACGAATTTTTTTAATCTTAAATGGATCGATATATCTTATCTCTGTTAATCCGTTTTTAGGTGATTTTAAATCGATGACTTTGTGGTAATAAAGTCTTCCATCGATGTACCACCTTCTAAAAATATCTTGTGCTTTCTTGTCAAAAGAAAGTAATTTTTTGATATTTTTAAACTCTTCTCTTATTTTCTCTTTGATACCATCACTTACATTTAAGTTTGATAGTTCAACTTCTACGGGACTATCATCCATGTCCCATACAATAGCTTCATTTACAATTTCATCAATAGCACTATCCACTTCTGGATGTAGTGCCATATCACGATATTTTCTAATCAGGTCATATTCATTGCGAATATTTCCTTCCATATCAATATACTGACCATAATATCCGCCAGAGGATACTACGGTATTGACATCTTCCGAAGCTGGAGAAACAGGCGATTGCCCTGAGACAACCGCCTTATTTTTTCTTATTGAAAATCCAAACAAATCAGCCATATTAAATTGTTTTTACTGTAGTAGTATTTATGCTACTATCAGATCAGGTTACATCAGTAAATGTATTGTTGTTTCCTGACTGCCAGTATTGAACCTGGAATTCTACAGTATACTCTTCAATCTGATCATTGCTGTCATAAGCAAGATCAATTTGAGAAATATTTGTTGGGAAACAACCGAAGAGTTTGATAGATCTTACATAGTTAGATGATTGATCTACACCACTTCTTCCTAGTTGATGTACTACTAAATCTCTGTGGTAACCTTGGTTTGTGCTGTCTGGTGCGAATAACTCAGCAGTATTGTCTACGTGAGCATTCATACCTCTCATCCATTTTTCCATGAGACTTCTAATTTTGAAGTCAACATCGTTGATGATGGTAACAGTCCAAGTGTCAAAAGTTCTGTCTCCAGAAACTTTTAGAACTCTTCCTCTGAAAGGGACTTCGATAACACCCATGTTGGATGCAGGAAGAGCTGCTGATTTGCATAGAAATGTAGTCAACTCAAGATCTTGATTTGATGCAGAGAGACTTGCAGGATATTCAAGATCAACTCTAAACAGATTGGGTTTTACACCACTCTTTACTTTTTCTAAGAACTGCGTTACGTTTGATGATACTGGCATTTGTCTATACCTCTAATTGTGGAAATTTTTTAAAAATTAACGAGCAACTAATTCATCAAAAGAAATTCCCGTTCTAGTCGCAACAAATGTGATCGTGATGAAGTTGATAGAACGCGCAGGCTTGATGTAGAGTTCAGCAAAGAACTCATTTCTATCGATTACATCTGGAGTGTTATTTGTTTCGTCACATACCACTAGGAAATCATCAATACCTCTTCTTGCTCTTACTTCTCTTAGGTAAGAAGAAACAGCGTTTGCAAATGAATTTCTAGTAATCTCATCATTTAGTTCAAACAGAACAGTCTTAGCAAGATTTTCAATTCTCTTCTCAAGAGTTAGGAATAGAAGTCTTACGTTAATTCTATCGAATGCGCTAGCAGTAGCAAGTGCAGTCTTATCACCAAAGAGAACAATACCTTGACCAGGGAATGATGTGATAGGATTAATTCTCTTTTGATATAGCTTATCTCTGTCACCCTTATTTGGAACATATGCTAATTTAATAGCATTCTTTAGATTTCCTCTTGTAAATCCTGCTGGTGAGAACCAAGGATCGAGAATATCTGAAGTTTCTACACAGAGACCAGCAACGTCTGAGTTGCATGGAATATAACGATAGGTATCGTTAAATCTATCGTAGATGTACTTGTATCCACTATCAAATACTGCATACGAAGTGCTGCTTCCTACACCATCAAAGAATGAGATGATGTTATCTCTTTGTGATGTTACTGAAGTAGCGCCAGCGCCAACAACAGCAGCTCTGTATGGAGAAACGAAAGCTACGCAATCTTTTCTAGTTGAAGCGATATTGATTACATTCTGAGCTTTGGTGATGCTGTCAGTTCTAGTAGAAAGACCAGGACCATTTAGAATGAAATCAATACGAATGTTCTCTACATCTGAAAACTGATTGTAACCAGAGGTAATTTCTGCAACAGTTGGATCATAGTCATCAACACCGCCCGCAAGCGAGTATGACTTAACTTCTAGCATACCGAAAGTATTTGGAGTTCCATTGTTTGCAACTACTGATGAAGCAAGTGCTGCTCCTGTTGCACCTCCTGGATTTTCTACTGAAGTTTCCTTTGATGCACCGTAAACATATGAAGATGCTTGCTTAATTACAGTTTTGTAGTATGCAGTATCTCCCTCTGTGCTCTTAGCATCAGTTGCTTTAGATACAAAGAGAATTCTTTCTAGAACAGTGTTTGGAGTTCCAGTTAGTTTTCCTGATACATCAACCACAGCGATATGCATTTCATCATATTTTGCTTTTCTATCTTGAGCAAATTGACTGGTCTTTGGTCTTGCTGCAATTCCAGACCATCTAATTCCAGTTGATCCAATAGTAGCATTTTCATACCAATCGTAAACGTCGTTGCAGTTTACGCTTGCTAGTTTGACCACTGAAGCACCATTTGCGTGTGCAACTGCACTTGTGCCAAACTTTGCTCTAGTTACAGTTAAACTATTTGAAGCAACTGCGCTTACCTTTGCAACTTCTACGCCGCCAATTAGAATGTAATCGTTGGCAACAATACCTGTTCCAGATGCAACGTCAACGCTAGTAGCACCTACTGCAATAGCAGCAGATAGAGTTGTTGATGTTGATGATGAATAGTATGTTGCTTTTGCTGCAGTTGAAGTGCCGATGAAAATTCCGTTGCTTTCAAATACTTTTACTGTATTAGCAGCAGTTGCTGCAGCATATACAACAGCACTGATTGCAGCGTTGTCACTAGTTCCTTCTAGTTGCCATACTCTGCTTCCTGCAGCAATAGTTACGTTAGATGCTAGAGTTAGTTTGTAATCATATCCATGATCAACTACTCCAACTACTAAACTATTGCCCCATGTACCAGCAGTTTTTGCTGCCCACTTGTATGGTTTTGAGTTTGAAGTTTCGATATTTGCTTCGTAATCAAGAACGTTCTCGATCAGCTCTGCAGTAGCACTGTCGCTAACAGCATTTTTAAGGTTTGCTGTCTTGATACGAGTTAGTTCTAACTGACCCCCATAAAGGAGAAAGTTCGATGCTGTATACCAATATTCGTAGTTATTGTCGTTTGGTTTGCCAAAGGCGTCTAGTAACTCTCTCTCGGAAATAATATTAACAATTTGATTTACTGGACCCTTTTCAAAGGGTGCAGCAAACGCAGATACATTATTTGTTAAATTGTCAACTCTTGAGTTAGTTAAATCGCGCTCTCTAATGACAACACCAGGCGATACTTGTCCTGCCATGTGATTCTCCTGAAGTAAAATCCAGATTTGTGTCTACATTTATTTAGTATTTTTAGTTTTTGTGATCAAAGGTAAGAGAAATATGAAACTTCTGGTTGAGAAACTCCATACTCATCCATCATTGTTGCACTTCTCCAAACATTACCATCCTCATCAATATACATTTCTTCTTCAGTGCCATCTACAATAAATCCAAAGGGAGACATGTCCTGTTCAATCTGTTCCTTTTGTTCCTCATATATTCTCTTACGAACATCGTTATCAGTCATTTCCCTAAAATAGGGTTGGACTGCCAACCAAGCAAAAATAACTAAGCACATAACTAAGTCATCATTGTATCCTTCATCCGCTTCAAAGGATTGATTTTTTTGAATAAATGTGGTAAGCTCACTTATAATTTCATAATCAGGAATAATCAACTTATCATCTTCAATTAATGTCTTTAAGTTTGAACAACCAACTTTTTTGGTCACCTTAGACATTTTCAATCCCAATTGAGATTTAGTACCTGAGAAACCTTGACCGACTATCTGACCAGCCCTACCTCTCATAGCACACATTAAAATATTTGGATACTCCAAGTCATAATGTAAAATATTTCCTACTTGTTCTCCAATATCATTCACTTCAATAAGTATATAACATTTATTATAGTTCTTTGCTACTTGATCTATTATGTTTGGAAATAGAATAGGTTTAATTTCATTGTTACGATATTTTGCGACTATTTTCCATGGCAATGTAGTAACATCAACAACTACAAACGCTGAATAATCATTATTAGTTCCCCGAGAAACGTCCACAGTCATGATATAATCATGATTTGCTTTTACTTCTTCATATACCTTCAGTCCTTTACCATTATCTTGAATAGGATCTTCAAACACCATAGAACGAAGTTTAGATGCAGAGATCAAAGTATCAACAGACCCTAAGAACTCGCATTCAAACTCTTGCGTGAACTGCCTCTCTGAGGTGTTTCTAATCGTCTCCTCTTTCCATGCTTGATCTCTGCCAGGAACTTGAGACCAATGAACTTCAAGTGGCACATAACCGTTCCTACCGCGCTCTGCGTCATGCCAGAGCTTATAGAACATGTTCATACCCTGTGGGGTAGAGATAATAATAACTTTCGTCGTCTTACCAGATGAGATAGTAGGATACACAGAGCTGAAGAACTGCTCTGCCATGTGATTAGGAACGAACGCAAACTCGTCAAGGAAGATGATGTTGAAAGAGTTTCCTCGGACTGCAGATGATGAAGTGGATGCTGCTACAATTTTGGATCCATTATCTAGTTCCATGGAACCTTTGTTCCATGCTATAATACCTTGCTGCATCCACTTCGGTAGATTTTCATATGCCAACTGCAAACGTGACAGAAGTTCTCTTGACGTTTCTGCTTTGTTTGCAAGAATAGCAATCTTAATGTTGTCGTTGAAGACAGCATAATGCAACAGATAGGAAATAACCGTTGTAGATTTTCCTGTCTGTCTTGGAAGTTTTGCAATATTAAATCTGTTCTCGTGGAAGTTAGAGATGAGTTGCTCTTGGAAATCATACATTTCAAAAGGAATAAGACCCTCATCAAGCGAAATAATTTTTACATAGTTTCTCGCAAAGTATACAGGATCATCCTGACACCTTACAAATTCTTCAATTTGTTCCTTTGTGAAACTAATAGCGGTATTCGCTTTTTTTAAATTAGGATTACCAAGATATACTGCATCACTCATTTAATTTTCCTAAATCTCTTTCTAAACTCTTAAATGTATTTAACCTTTTTTTCCACCCGTCACCTTTTGTTGTTCCTTTTGCTGGGTTGATGCATCTATCATCATTCATTCTTTCGTTATCACAAACTAAACTAGCAAGTTCTGTTTCGTTGCCTTTCTTGGTAGTGCCAGACCAAAAATGCTGCCCACCAATCCAGCACGCCCCGCATTTGGGGCAGGTTTTAGTATCCATGTGTCTTAGCTTGATATTGTAATGATATTATATATGAAAAAGAATGTTTGTCAAGTAACAAATGATATGGTTTTATGTCAGCAATTCCACGCACGAAGCGATTTCGATAGACGGTCTTCGCCAGTGTTATTGCTATCTTTTTGTCTCTTACGCATTCCTTTCATTCTGGCACAGAATGACGCCCTACGGGGATTTCCAACCTTTTTTGAAGGTGCCTTAAGGTCGCTTCCAGGATTTTCGCGCTCGTAAGATTTGCGTCCTTTTTCGTTAAGTCCACCATTCTTGTTCTTCCCCTCCTTACGGGTCCAAGCGGATTCCATCACTACAGGACACCTCTTTTTTCCGTGACATGGACAATTAACACCTTCTTTAGTGTGATTGCAATTATTTTTTTCAATCAAACTTACTAAATCTATTTCTTCTGCCTCCTCATGAAGGTGTGGATGTGGAGCATATAATGGACCTTGATAATTACCAGCAAATGATTCTTTCTTAATAGCAACAGCGATACGATTTTCACAAATCTCACGCATCTCCTTAAAGGTTCTTTTCTTCTTATGTTGTGCTTTTAATTCTTTTTCCATTTTAAGTAAGTGCTTGTAGTAATCTGGGAACTCATCTAAATGTTGAAGAGCAATACCATATGCTTCACTGTGCCATTAGTTTGCATATGCGATTTTGACAACTTTAAATGCAACGCCACCTTCAAGAGTATCTGTTGGATCTTTTTCTAGATAAGCAATTTCATTAGCATCAATAGTTACAGATCCGATAGTAGTTCCTCCAGAATCTTTTCTAGTTACTAAAGCAGCAGTGCTAGTGTTCAAAATTCTGACTACAGTTGCGAGACCAACACTAGTAGCATTAGTTAAATCTGTTTGAGTTCCTAATAGTTTAATAAGCATTGTGTTATTCCATTTATTTTCTATTTATCTTTGGCGGCATCTTTAATCATCTTCTGTAGGTCTGCTGTTGTTCCAATAAACATAGTATTATTGACAGTAGTTGGAAATGATTTTTTACCCTCAGATTTAATATCCTTCATTTTCTTTTGAAGGTCTGCTAATTTATCCGTTACATCAGCAACATGTTTAATTAATTGACCAGCAACTTCATATGCTCTCGGATGATCCGAAGATGTTGCAACATCCAAAATACCACTAACAGCCTCTTGTCCTTTTTCAATTAGACTATACAAGTGAGCTCTTGCATGTTCATAATCTTTTTGAATGTCAGCTTCTGATATGGGTTGCTCAACAGCTGATTGCACGACTTCTACTTTTTCTGCAGGAGCAAGATCAAATATGTTGTTCATGTTATCTTCAAATTTTGTCATATGTTTATGGGAGTAAAGTAATACCTTCATTAAAACCAAAATCATCTCCAGGCATTAACAGTGCATGGTCTGCAGCATTAATAACACCATCGGCATTTCTATCTGTTAGAGATTCTGGAGTATACTCAAGTTGAACTGCTCTCTTATTTGTAGTAGGATCGCCAAGAGTTTCGTAAACAATTGCCTTGCGAATAACATCGGATGTAGTAACAGGACCATAGATATATGATTTTGCTACAAACTTCAATGCATATGTTATACTACGTCTAGTTAACATATCTCCCTCATAATCATCATCATATGATATATTGTTTAGAACAATAGCTACATCTCTCACTTCTTCCATCTCTGGAATAAACTTAATTGAAATAGTAAATGCTGGTTGAAAATATGCTAAAATTTGCTCTAAAATTTGAAGAGCATCATCTTGAGTTTTTGAAATAATGTTAAGTTCAAACTCCATATTATATGGAACTGGTGTATACTGAATTCTTAATTTGTCCGTGGAAGTATCATCAGATCTATATCTTTGAATTACTGATGTCTTTCTTGCAGTATCGTAACTTAATCCAGTAAGTTCAAACGAAAGTCTTGGAAATACAATGTTTACTTTCCTTGATGTGCTGGGATCTTCATCAAGTCTTGCTAAAAATTTAGATTTGGGTCCGTATGCAATAGGTACTTTTTCTTCTTTTAGAATGGTTCCAGTAGCAGGATCTTTCTTTACTAATTCAATGTTATTGAATAAAGTTCCAAATGAAATTACAGTTTTTCTAATTGCTTCGTTATAAAATTGCTTGTTTAACATCAGAATGATCCTCCTATGTCTCCATATTCTCCGAACGGATTGCTCTCAGTGAAGTCAATAATAACATCACCTTTATTTTCATAATATCTATTTTCATCGTATGCATTATTATCAATTAAAATATCAATAGTATCAAAATTATTTACTACCCAATTTGCTGCGCTAGTTTGACCAACAAAGGCGACATTAGTTTTCACATTTCCTACTAAGTAAGTTAAACGTAACTTTCTTGTGGAAGCATCCCATTTAACAACTTTTGCCGTAGTAGTTTTTTGAGTAGAACCTTCAGTATAAGTTTGAGTAACAGTTTCTCCGACAGAGAACGTTCCTGTTCCTCCAGTATTCATAGTAACTGGGAAGATATAAGATTCTCCTTCCAGATTATCCAGAGTAGAATTTCCAGTATTGAAAATACTATTTCCAGGATTATATAGTTCACAATTTAAAGTATATGTATAATTTTTTCCTAACTGATAAAATGGTGCTTCTCTTTCGACATACTTAATTTCATAAGTATTTTGCGTCATTGGCACATAAATTAAATCACCTTCATTAGGAATTCCATTTACATGAGTAGTTATTTCTGTCGTTACATAATTAGTCCACCTTCTTTTAGATACAGTGAATACTACCTCATCTTTAATCTGCAAACCAAATTTTGCTAGATTTAAAGAGGATGCTCCACCAAATCCATCAACGCTTGTCAAGAGCATTTCTATCATTACATTATCTTCAAACTTAGACAAAACAACATCATTCAATGCTCTATCAATTAGCATTGTTTTTGGAATGTAATAAACATCCATTCCAAAAATTTTAATTTGTTCATCAACAAGATCTTGATACAAATCTTGCTCTGAACCAATTCCACCGTATTGAGGAAAATAGGAATTCTTAGTCATGTTTTATCCTATCATGTCTAGTGGTGGTAACTCATATTCATTATACAACTGCTGCTTCAGTTCTTCTATTTCAGCAATTGCATCTTCGTATATTTGTCTTCCATTAAGAGTAATGCCTCCAGGAAGTTGTACGTTATTGAACTTAATTAAATTTTGACCCCATTGCTTTTTAATCAATGCAGTCAGATATTTTTTTATCCAAATATCATTATATACTTGAGTGTATGTTGTTGGATCTAATGCACGATAACAATCAATAATTAAATATTCATTTTCGTTAAAATCATCGACATTGATATCAAGATATAAACGATCGTTCTTTCTATTGAAACGAATATCAATTAAAGATCCAGTATTTAAAACCATATCTAAAGTTTCTAGATATGATTTAGTCATATAATAATTAAGTATATCTACAGATCCAAATTGATATAAATCGTTTAGAAAAATTTGATATTGAATACCAAATAAATTTCCTCTGATACTACTTGACTTTAACCCAAATACTTTTTGTATTCCAACAATATGATCTGGTACAGCAATATAATTATTTCTTTCGGTGAATGATGATGTTACTGAACCACTAGTTCCAGTTGTCGTGGTATCAGATGTTTTAAATCTAGTCATATCTGCAGCAGTAACTTGATGCTTCAGATACATTCTTTCGATACCATCGAAATGTCTTTCTTGATATAATTGCAAAGCATCATCCACTAGATCATCAATCTGAGCATTGTCAATATTAATTTGCAACACAGGGTGACCTAATTTTCTTAGGCAATAATCAATTAATTGTTGTCTAGTAGATGGTTGCGCCATGTTTTTTGTTTATGATAGTGCTGCTTCCATTAACTCAGCATCGTCTTTCTTTCTTTTAGTTTGTTTAACAACCTGAGCTTCTTGTGTCTTTTCCACTAACTCCATCGCTTCGATGGCACCTTGAAGTTTGTGGTATAATTCTTTTTTGAGTTCTAATGCTTTCTCTAGTTCCGCGATTTCTCCAGCTGCTTGCTTGAGTTGTGACTTAAAACTAGTAGTCAATTCATCAAATACCATAATAGATTCCTATAAAAATCAACAGTCATTATCTATTTATAATAAAAAAGACCCCCTTTCGGAGGTCCGTTGAAGAGTATCGCAAGGATCATGCTTGCGATTCTGACCATGTTAGACGTGCAGTAACTTCTGTGTTTTGACCCGATGTTGGGTTATCAGTTGGAGTAACAGCAACAGTTAGAACATCTGGACCGTTGGGGAATACGAAATCTCCACCCAGAATTGAGTTACCAAGTTGAATCAGTTCATCTAGTTCTTGCGAAACGGATGCACCAGATGCAGCACGGAATTCGTAAACAATGATACCACCAGTGACACTATCAGCAGCAGTTCCTGTATGCTTAATGATCTGAGTTAGTGAAGGAGCACCAACGTTGGAGAAGTATGGTTGTGCCAAGTTTCCATTCAGAATTAGCTTAACTGAAACTGGTTTGTTATTGACTGGGTTTGTAGCAACAATTCCAACCTGCTTCAGGGTAATCGCCATTCGGTTGATAAGATCTCTATCCCCTAGAGCACCGACAAGTGAACTATCTACAGATGGTGCGAGACGTAGTGAAAGAATAGGAATATTCTGACCCTGTAGTTCTCTCTTAATCGTCAATGTATCATTACCCGAAGATCCTGTAACTGCAGTGAATAGATACGCACGGTCATCTTCAAATTGACCATCCATAATAACTGATGCACCCCAGTGGAATAGATTTGGTGGATATGATGGGTTAGCACCATTTTCTACCTCATATCTTGCTGGTAGGTTACCAGAGCGTAGGTATGCTTCTGTTTTTTTGTTGTTGTGTAGGAATTCGTGTACATAAATCACGCGACCATTTTGATCCTTAAATCCAAAGCGAACCTTACCCGCGCCATACCATGAGTAATCCATGTATGCCATCTGGATCTTATTGATGTCAAGTACGTAACCAAATTTACCAGTTCCGTTGCACTTATCAACAGACCAATTGCTTTGTACTACTCTTTCGTCCTCAGTTACAGTACCGATAACACCAGTATAAGTCTTACCAGAATAAGGTCTGCTGACAGAAAGTTGAGTATCGCTAGCAATGTATGTAATCTTATAACTTTGTCCGCGAATTACAATTCTTTGACCGACAGATAGTTGCTTAGTAAATCTAGTACCAACACCCGATACAGTGTTTGATTGATATGTGACCGAAAGTGTTCCACCAATTTGCTTGACTGAACTTCTCTTCACACAGTATAGATGTTGACCATCATATTCAAAGAACATACCATTCTGATCATCATACATACCAGCACGAACCTTAGCATCAGTCCAACCAGTTAGATTGACTAGTGGGAAACCAAATGGTGTTACATCAACTGGAACTGCAGCAGTAGGATACTTGAAGGTGAAATCATCAACAACTGCCATTACTGAAACAGTTGCATTATATCCAGCAGCAGATCCTGATTGTACCTGAACATCTTGAACTTTAACTTGATTACCAACTTTTAGTTTATGTGGTTTTCTGGTTACAACAATTGCTTTTCCATTTGGAGCAGAAATGCTATTTTCAGTTGTAGTATCAGAACTATAGCTAATACCAGAAACTTCGATTGGTGGATTAAAGTTGATTGCTGATGAATATTGCAGACCCTTACCAGACTGATAACGGAAGTATCTTCTGGTTTGTCTTACAATAGAGCAATTAGGAGATTCAGATGCACTGATTTCAACACCACCGTCAAATGGTCTGTGTAGATTGATAGCATCAGGTCTTGTGTATAGTTGGGTTTCAACTAGATATTGACACCACTGGAATACACCTGGATACAATCCGCCATCTCTTTGATCAGTGTAGATAATATTGTTAGCATCATAGTTTGTATTACCGACAGAAAGGTTGCCACTTGTTCTTGTTACATAGCTACCAGCACCAACAGCAACACCGATAAAGTAATGCTTAAATCCTTGTCCACTGTTAGTTAGGTTAACTTGAGTTACACCACCAGAAACAGCACTTAGAGAATCACGGAAGAAGTTAACGTTAGCAGTACCATCACCCATTAGTTTGAATGAGTTATCATCAATCTTATAGACGTAGTATGTACCACCATCAACCATCGTACCAATACGGAATCCATCGTTTAGAGGTCCAGCAGAATAGTAAACCTTGGTTCCAGTAACAAATCCGTGGTTTGGAATTGTGAATACATCCTGATCAAAGTTTAGTACTGGGTTGCTTCTGTCGGTTGGAGTACCGAGTAGAACCGTTCCCTGTGGGTTGAATTCAACAACTCTGTTTGGATATGGATCATCAACAATACACTGGTTGTCAGATACAATCGAGAAGATTGATGTTGGATATACTTCGGTATAAACTTTTTCCAATCTATGGAAAGAACCTAGTCCGATGGTAACCAAGTTAATTGCAAGAGTATAACTAGTACCAGTATCTGCTTGTCCACCAGTCCAAGATCCAGGAGGATTTTCAAATAAAGTAATAGTGTTTGCAGTGACACGGTTTACATAATACAGTTTATTTTGTGTTAAACCTTCGATAGGTCTTTGTTCAGCCGAACCAGCACGATCATAATCAATTCTATAGAATACAGCATCTCCTGTGTGTAATTGGTGATTATTAATTGTAAGAATATTCTCTGTAGTATTAACAGCTGAAGCAGCATCAAAGTACTGAGTTGACCAAGGAACTTCATTAACAATATTAAGAGTATCTCCTTGCTTAAACTGAGCGTTAAACTTAGTAGCAACACCGAGGTTTGAAGGAATTGGAGCCCATCTGTTATCTAATACACCAGCATCAGATACTGGTTTTACGTTTGCTGCAATAGGACTTCCTGCTGCAGTATCGGTAATGTTTCTTGATGTAGTTGGAATACCAACTCTAGCAACGTAGAAGTTATTTTGATATAAAACAACATCATGTGCAATATAAGTATCTGTTGCGTTCCATTCACCTTTGTATGATGTACCATATACAGTTGGGTTTGTTAACTTCAGTACGTGTAGAGTGCCAGTACCAACAGCAGAAATATTTGCTCTTTCTGTGTTTGTGTATGCACCCAACCATGTATTGTGCAAAGTAATTACAGTATTACTAATTCTATTGACGAAATAGTTTTGACCATTATTCAAACCAAGAACTGCAGTGCCCTGGGCGTATACGTTATACTTAACACGGTCGCCAGTTGAGAACGGATGGTTTCCTGGGAAAGTAATTCTGTCGGTAGCAGGAGCAATAACAGAAGAACTTGAACCGTTGAAAGTAATGTCCTTAGAAATAAGAGTTACTAGACCAGTACCTACAGATTCACCATAAACACTCAGAGTTTGAAGTCTGTGTGCAGCACCAGAACCATAGTTTGAATATCCACGAATTGATAGACCAGCAAAAGCATCTGCTTTACTTCTTGAAAGAGCAAAGTAGTTTTGTGATTTTCTGATAACATAGTATGTTCCAGGTGCTAAAGAAGAGTAACCAGACTCAGGACCGTTTGATGCAAGACCAATACCAGTACCAGTACCAGCGGTATAATTTACTTTAGTTCCAGTGATAAATCCGTGATTGTTTACATAGAATTCACCGTTAGATAAGTTGACTGTAAATTCTGGGTTGAATGCAATATTCTTACCTAAAACTTGACCAGTTGCCCTCAGAGGAATGAGAAAGTTATTAGTGACATTACCAGCGACATATCCACCATCAACACTTCCAGTTGGAGAAACATCAGTAAACGTATGAGTTCCTGATCCTTTTCCTAGTGGAATTGATGAATAAACTTGAGTGAAAGATGGACTTGTTCCAGAGGTAATATCAATCGGATATCCTTGTAGTGCCTGCACTCTAGAAATAGCAACTTGGAATGTACCAGGGTCAACAATAATTACGAAAAGAACTGAACCAGTAGAAACTCCAGCACCTGATGGACCTCTGGTTACCATTGATGGACCGCCATTATAGATTAGACGATCTCCAGCTCTTAGACCATGATAAAGAATACCAGTTGCAGTTACGGTTGGAGCAGCGGTATATAAAGTTCCTCCGTTAGTAACTGTAATACCAGTGATATTACCGCTTGAGTTTACAGTTGCAGTTGCTGTAGCACCAGATCCTCCACCACCAGAGAATGAGATGATAACTTCACCACGGTTTGTTCCTGGAACAGGATATCCAGATCCTTGGGCGTTTACGTTAACTTGAGTTACAGCACCTGAAGCAACAACGGCAGTAAATGTAGCACTTCCGCCAGATGTAAATCTGAAATAATCATTACCAGCATCAGTACTTGCAGGCGGCATTGTTCTAGGAACAAGCTTGTTTGCCATAATTCTTAGCGAATTAGTCGTAACATCTTTAGCAATATAAACATTATTATTTTCAAGACCTAATTCACCAGATCTTGTGCCTGGAACATCCGCATTACCATTGTTATTATAACGAATTTGATTTCCTTCACCAATACCATGGTTATTAATATAAATTCTATTAGATTCTGGGTTTTGAATTGCAATACCCATGTTTGCAATACCAGATACAAATAAATGAGTATTTACTGTACTGGAACCACCAAATCCTCTGAAGTTTACAGTAGGAACGCTAGTTGGAAGAATGTTATTGTCAAATTTTTGTAGTTTAATAACATCCGTTGTTACAGGAACTGCATAAAAATCGGCTGAACCATCACTTCTGTTTGATGCAAATGTGGTATTGATTGAACCACCGAAGATATAAGTTCCTCTTAGTCTTTCTATGTTATCTGCTGCTCCAGGCTCACCTTGGCAGAAGTAACGTAGTCTGTACTGAGGCCATTCATATTGCTCCAATCCAGAGATTTGAGAAATTTTCTTGAATGGATGATTTTGTAAGTAGATGCTATTGCTATATTGGTTCTCAATGACACTAAATGCAATAAATTCGTTTGATCCAGGAGTTGCAGCACTTGTCCACTCAACCACAGATCCATAAAGTGCAGTAGTTAAAGAGTATTCTGGGAATCCAGCAACCTGATCAACTGAACGAATGTAATAATATGATTGTCCCATAACTCGGGTGCCTACTCCACTACCAGTAGATGTAAACATATCTTCATGGTTTGATGTATCAGTATCAAGGCCACCAGATGAATTAAATCTCAAACCAATTAGACCAGCAGGAATAAAACTACCGCTTTGATTCTTGAGAACAACTTTTTGAGTTTCGTCAACCCAAATAGGTGCTTTTGCGTACTTAAGAAGAACACGGTCTCTTTGACCACCCTCTGCAGCATTAAACGCAAAGTTTTTTACTTGATACCCTGGGTGGAATTGCATCCATCCAAAGTGCTTTGTTGGAATTGAAGAAAGATCGAGAGTTGTTCCAGGAGTTCCGTATAGAGCGTTTGCAGCAAAGCTTACGCTAGTTGACATCTGGAATGTATCTTCTGTAGCATTCTTTACGTAATAGATACCACCATCAGTCAAACCTCCAGGAGGTGAGTTGTCTGGACCACAAACAAACATAAGTGGTTGACCATTCTTAAATCCATGTTTTCTGATAAAGATTGAAGATGATCCAGCACCAGTTGTGATTGCATCCTTATTGAAGTAACGTGATAGTTGAACATCAGTTGGTGTTGTTGCTAATGCAGCCGTTGCAGTAGCTTGTGATCCGCCTACTACTGGAGGAGCAATATATACAGTGGGAGTAGTAACATATCCAGCACCTCTGAAAGTAATTTCTACTGAAGTGATGACACCAGAAGAATTTACCTTTGCAATACCTTGAGCAGGAAGACCATTATATTCAGTAGAACCAGATCCACTACTAATTTTAGTTGGATATGAGAAATAAACTACAGGAGGAGTTGCTGGATCATACCCAGATCCTCCATTGGTTACTGTTACAGATGCAACAGTTTCTGTGGTTGTATATCCAGATTCCCAATCAAAAATGCTAACCCTAGTTGAATTTAATTCAGCAAATCTTAGATATCTTCTGAAAGTATGAGTTGCTCCAGTTCCACCATTACTGGTTAGGTTAAGAAGAGTTGGACCGTAAATTGCATTTGCCTGTCCAGCAATAGTAGTTGAACTATTTGCAAAAGTTCCATTTGTAGGAGTAACTGCTGCAATAGATTTGACGTTTACTGCTGAACCTGGAGTTGGATCAAACGTTGTTTGTAGAGCAGCAACAGTTAATAGTAAATCATCAGTGTTGTTTAGACCACCGATAAAGTTTCCAGGAATTTTTAAAGTATTGCCTACTGCATAGTTGCTACCACCGTTCACAACTTGAACACCAACAATAGCACCACTTGAATTTCTATCAATACGGAATGTGGCACTAGTTCCTCCTGATGGAGAAACTAAAGTTACTGATGTAACTCCAGTGTGTGCACTAGATGCTCTTGTGGTAATTCTAAATCTATTGTTGTCTAATTTTACGACATATAATTGATGGAATGTACCAGAGTTGCTATATGTTGGCAGAGCACCAGCACTGATAGGAGATAGTGACTGTACTTGTAGTTGGCCATTAGTCCAACCAGTATATACAAGACAATCGCCAGTTTCCATACCGTGATTATTCACAGTAAAAATACCAGTTGTTTGATCAATATTTGTTGAGGGAATAGTTAATGCAGTTGTTCCTACATGCTCTGGGAACGCAGGATCAAAAGTACCAGTTGTTGATAGTGAAGATGGCAGAACCTGACGGTCATCAATAGCACCACCGTTTTGGAAACTATCTGCATCGAAGGTTACCTGTCTGTTTCCTACTGAGTTTGATAGATAGAACGCAGATCCAGTGCTGAAACCATGCTCGTAACTAGTTCTAACAGTCAACGTTGATTGAACTGCTTCGTCAGTCACAACTGGATCTTCAGTTGCAAAAGATTTATCAACTTTAAGAAGAGAACCTACATAATATCTACCAATAGTGATGACAGTATATGCAGTTTGAATTTGTCTGGTGGCAGTCTGGAGTGAACGCGCTTGATATGTAAATATTGACGTACCAGGAATTGATCTGATGATGAAAGCACCTTCCGCAGTAATGCTTTCTACACCTCTTACGTCAATAGCAACACCAGTGGCAAGGTCGTGAGGAACAGTTGTATTTACAGTTACAATATTACTACCAGCAACTGTTGTGATTGTTGCAACCGTTGTTAGCGGAGTATCGCCAAGTGCAGAATAGAATGAGGGAACATCATTAACTCTCTCTAAACTTTCCCACTTGGTTGCTTGGAGACCATATTCAAAGTCAGTATCAATGAGAGTATTTGGTTGAGAAACACGTAGTTTGTGTACGGGATCTAGTAAAGCCTCATCGGGCTCAAAACGAACTGCTTCTTCTTCAGTATAAACTTGAAGAACGTCATTATTTGAATGACCGTTTACTGCAGTGTCATAAATTAGAGTTACTGTAGTTTCATCAGTAGTAGGACTGTATGAAACGTTAGATGCACCTAGAGTGGAGTCACCAACGATGAAAATAATGGTGTTTCTGGTGACATTATTAATAAGAAGTAGTTTATTAAAGGAAACATTTCCTTTGATTTTTACTTGTTTTGCCGCAGCATTAAAAGAATAATCAAATTGTAAAGTCCTTGCCATTTTTTTTGGTCTCCGTTGTTTTTTTAATCCTAGTGTTTATTTATAAGTCGAAAATAAAGATTACATTCCGAACACAATAGTGGTAGCAAATGCTTGTGCTTTTGCAGTTGCTAATTGAGCATTAATATTAACTGTTGTCGTATCTCCCTGTGCAAGTAGTTCCCAAACAGTAGAGTTTGTTCCTGGAACAACAGAATTGGTTTCAGTTAGGTTGATGTATGATGATGCGCTAGCAACAACAAATACAACTTCTCCTGGTAGGTATGAGTTTGCTGGGTTCCATACTCCAGCATATTTCATTCCTTGTACTACCAATCTCCAATAAGTATATCCATTGCTAGCATTTGGTTTTATGCCAGTTGAATTTGCAATATTCACATATGTATAACCACCATACTGAATTAAATCTCCAGGAATATATGCAGTTGCATTATTATAAGTTCCTCTTTCATTAAACCCAGTGGTTATAATATCCCAGTCAGCATTGATTGAAGTACTTGGAGCAACTCCAGTGTTTACTGTAAGAGCAACATATGTATAACCTCCATATGTTACTAAATCTCCTGGTTGATATTGAGTACCAACTTGCCAACTATCTTCAAATTTTAGTCCTTCTAGGAAAATTGAAAATTTGGTATTATCTAATGCTGCTCCTGCGGACAAATGAGGAACTGTACAAAGATGTAGATTGTTTCCAAATTTTACAATATCATTTAGATTGTAATAGGTTGCTGCAGCCCAAGTTCCTGCATTTTTAACTCCCTCTAAATGCACTGCCCATTTTGGGGTGCCTGCTCCTAGACCATCAGTTGCATACCAGTTGTTTAGTGATGCTACAGATGTGTGATTGGATACTGCAACATATGAGTTTCCTCCCAATGTTACAATATCATCAATTTCATAAGCAGTGCTTGCAGTCCAAGCACCTCTCCAATTAAATTTTAAGCGTCCAATTCTGAAGTCTGCCATTGTTCTCTCCTATTATTGAGGTCCGAGTGAATAGTTGTAATTTTGTCCAACCCTTGCTACAAGATAACCGTCGCTATCAATGTAATAATTTAATTTTCTCTCATCCCAGCGATACTGTGCGTAGGTATCTAATGGACTATTTTTATCTCCATTGGGATTTTTTAATCTGTTAGAAGGAACTGCCAGAACATCATCTTCATTAATTCCATATCCAGTATCCCATTTTGGGTGAGATGGGTCCATGGGAGCATTAGTAAAATTAATGACATCTATATCAGTGCTTTTAATTTGACTGTACACCAACATTCCATCTGGAGTTCTTGAAAGCGCATGAAATCCAGCATCCTGGAATGCAGTTTCTTGCGTCTGTGTACCAATAGTTATTAAACTTGATAATTGAATTGCCATTTAGAAAATTCTCCAATGAGTTCCCGACCAAATGATGTTGACAATAACTCCATCGGTGTCAAAAATTAAAGTACTGTCAGTTCTATTTAAAGAATCTTTAAATAAATTTGACCCAGCATTGAGAGTAACATTATTTGTATTCCAAGTATTATTTGCATCCGCAAATAAAATAATATCGCCATTCAAAGGAGATGCTGGCAGGTTAACAGTAATTGGACCACTTGTTGAGTTGATCAAATAGTATTTATTAGAATCAACACTGTAAGGAGTAGAATTTACAATAATCCAACCAATGAAAACGTCTCTACGATCACCAGTAACCAACGATTCCCAACGATTTGTATAAATCTTTAAAAGATTTGAACTATCATCATATAACAGTTTTCCTTCTACTGCTGGAGCTGCTGCTTCATTTGGATATTTAATATTTAATTTTTCCGACGTTACAGCGTTATCAGGTAATTTTTCTGTTGTAACTGCACCGTTTCTGATATGGTTTGTTGTTACTGCTCTATCAGAATCAACGGTTGTGCTATCTTTTAATTTAGTAGCATCTACAGCATCATTTGCCAGTTTTCCTGCAGTGATATTAAAGTCACGAATATGATCTGATGTTACCGCTCTATCGCCATCAGTTGTTGTACTACTTTTCAGTTTTACACTATCTACAGCATTGTTTGCTAACTTTCCTGTAGTTACATTTAAATCTGCAAGTTTTCCTGTAGTTACTCCAAGGTCAGCAATTTTGCCTGTAGTTACTCCAAGGTCAGCAATTTTACCTGTGGTTATATTTAAATCACGAATGTGATTTGTTGTTACTGCTCTATCTGCGTCAGTAGAAACACTGCTTCTTAATTTTGTCGCATCTACTGCATCCGCAGCAATTTTTGTTGTAATTACCGCAGAGTTTGCAATGTCTCCAGACTGAATTGTTCCATCTGCAATCTTGTCAGATGTGACAGCACTTGGAGCAATCTTTACAGTGGTTACTGCAGAATTTTTTAATTCATTACTTCCTACAGTATCCGATCCTGGCACACCAACAGAAAATGGATCTGTAAAGACCGCATAGAATGATGAGTTTGAAGATGGTGCTACTGAAAACGTAATAATATCGTTAGCAACCGTATACTGAACTCCTGGTTCTAAAATACCGCCATTTAAATTTACGGTTAATAAAATTTCAGTCTCTGGATAAATCGGTTGCCCACCAACTCGCAAATTAAACTGTGTAGCAGTTCCATTGAACCCGCTTCCCCCACCAACTCTAGGTAGAGGAACGTCTACTTTTTTCGCATTACTGCGAACTGGTTGTATACCTAAATATGGCATTTTTTTATGTTACTTTACTCTATTTATTAAGTTGATTCCAAATAACTTACTATCACATCCACAGACGTAGCATTTGAAGAACTTACAACGATAGAATCTCCATTTGCTTGAGTAACATCTTTTACTAAAACAATCTTTTGTCCAGACATAACTTCAAAAGAAGTACCAGAGGGAATGGGAATATCTTTTAAAAGATAGATATCATCCAACGCTGGATCTCCTTTTTGAATTTGAACTGAAGCTGTTGTCGATGTCAATGAAGTGTTAGTCAAAGTTAGACCAAGTAACACCGCGTGAGAAACGCCAGATGGAACTGCGTAAATTGTAGAAGGAGTTAATCCTATACTCGCTTTTGTAGTGGATTTGAAAAAATTTGCCATTTATTTATCCTAGGGCTAGAACGAATGGGATGATGTCATCAAACGTAACGTTTGTAGTTTGAATAGCTGCATAAACATTATTTATTGCTTCTACAACACTATTTCTTTGTGTGATACCCGCAGCAAGTGTTGCGATATTTCCAATATCACCCTGCAATTCATTAATAGCAGTTACAAGACTGGTATCATTTGTGATTAAGTTGCTGAGAGTTGAGATATCACCAATATTAGGAGCTGTGATGTTTCCAGTTAAAACAACGGCTCCTGTAACTTCGAGATTTTTATAGAAATAAATTTTCTCAGAACCATTAGTAGTAGTAATCTTGAAGTAAGTATTTGCTCCTTCATCGATACTAAATGCAGTTGCGAGGTTGTCAGTAATACTTAACTTTGAAGTTTTTAATGTGTTAATATTGGCATCTCTTGCAACATATAAATCTCTCCACTGCTGAGACGAACTACCAACATCATAAGTATTATTTGTATTAGGAATAATGTTAGAATTTAGATCAGCGTTGAATACAATATTGTCAGTATTAAGATCACCAAATGTAATCGTACCACCAGTGCCATTTCCAGCTCTAAATGTAATATCACCATCGACGGTCAGATTGCCACCAACTCCAAGATTTCCTGTGATATTTGTATCTCCACCAGAAGGAACAATACTAATATCTCCAGATAAAGTACTAATGGTATTGCCACTAAATTCAAAATTGCCAACATTAATTGAGGTGGAATTGATTACAGTAGATGATGACCCATCAGTTACTGAAATCGAAGACGCACTACTAATGCTGAAATTTTGATTTCCGAAATTAATGTTTCCATTTTCTTGATCTACGTAGAAAATATCTCCAACTCTAAAATCTCCCTTTTGATCAATAGAAACATATGAAACATTACCGCCATTTACTTCGACTACTTCATTTGCCTGAATTACGAGAGTATCATCTTGAGTAAAATCTCCACCACTTCCAACATAATTAAACGTATAAGAAATCAATTGAATATCAGTTCCAATTCCATCAGCAACAATTCCCTTATCTCCAAACTCTGATGCACAACCAACTGATCTCATCTCAGCGCCAAATTGCTGATAATCTGCTAATGTTATAGCAGTGGCAGTACCAATTTGAGTTGCCCCATTAAAGAAGCGAATATCTTGTGTTCCTACTGCATCATCAGTGAATGTAGTACTACCATTCGTACCATTTAAGTGAAGTAGTAATGATGTATTGATATCACTGCCAAACTCTGCTGTTGGCACAGTATATGTTCCAGTATATCTCGCAAATCCTTTCGTAATTCTTACTTCATCAATGTAACCACTAAAGGGAATTACTCCAGATACGTTTGCACCTATTCTTAGAGGCTTTGAACCACCATAATCATTACTATCAGTATAGGTGCTTCCAATTTGAACACCATCTAACCATAACTTAGTTGAAGTTCCCTGTCTAGAGACTGCAACATGATACCAAGTATTAGTAAGTAGTGTTCCTCCAGATATTCTATCTGCACCATTAGTGTAATACTTGAGTGTGCTTCCATCAAGATATAATGTAGGAGAAAACTCAGTTTCAGTTACGCGATGATCTAGGATTACTTTAGCTCCAGTTGTGTTGTTTAAGTAAATAAATGCTTCAATAGTAAAATCGCTGGTTCCAAAACCAAAATCTGTACTATTAGAATATGACAGATAATTATCTGTACCATCAAAAATTGCAGATGATGTGCCAAATTTTTTCTGTGTAGTTGATAAAGTAATGCCGCCATTTGCAGTTGCAATTTTTCCTGGTCTGGATTCTGCAGTAACAAAAGTTCCAGTCCCTTTATTTGTTAGCAGTAGAACTCCATTGTTATAACTTGATACCGTTCCTTCTGCTAAAACCGTTGTCCCATTAACATCATAATATTTTACGGTATTTCCTGCTGCTGGAGTGAAACTTCCAAGACCAGTAAATCTAAGTTTAGTTTTTCCTGCTCCAGCAAATCCAGTGCTTCCACTTACAGCAAGAACTCCAATTTCTGCAAAGTAAGTAAAGCAGTTTAAGTATTCTGCTCTAGCGCCATTTGTCATCTTAACGCCAATTGCATTAGGAACAATGAAAGTGGTTTCATTGAACAAAATGGCAGCTTGAATAGTGTTTGGATTTACAACGCTACCATCAATCAGTGCCCCTCTACCAGCATCGTTTGCTGCATATCCATATGGATCAGTGGAAGTAGTAACTGATCCTCTATTGAGCACTGTAACTCTTTGAATATAAGGACTTCTTAATGGAGAATTTGCTCCAATTGCAAGTCTGAATGCATATCCAGTATCATTAGTATCATTATAAAACATATCTGCAATCGTAAGATCTTCTATGGTTGTTTCTCCATTTAAAAGGAAACAATCAAGATCTTTGGTTGATGTAGTAGGAACAATTTTAGTAGATCTAAGTCCAGTCCCTTTAATTGTTACGCCCTGGGGAACTGTCATTGGAAATTCTTCTACAAACACCCCAGGACCAACGGTAATAGTATCTCCAGATACTGCTTGAGACAATGCGTATTTTAATGTTGCAAAAGCAGTCTGGGGAGTTCTTCCTGGAAATTCTCTTGCTCCTATTCCACTTGTCGCAATACTATCAGTTCCTCTGGAAGAAACATAATAATGATGTCCTAGATGTTCAAAAACATTTACGCCCTTAACGCTAAGAGATTGAGATACATTAATATCAGTATCAACTGTAATTTCGGCAGCGCCAGCTGATCTGATAGTATTTGCCTCTAGCGAAGTATTTACAACTACCTTTCCAGTACTAAAACTAGTTGCTTCTGATCCATTCGTAGTTATAACCTTAATATATTCATTCGACCCTTCAAAAACAGAAATTGCCGAAGCAAGATTATCAGAAAGACTTACCTTAGTAGTTTTTAAAGTATCTATATTTGCATCTCTTCCTACATGAATATCTCTCCATTTTTGTGAGGAAGAACCAACATCAAAAGTGTTATGAGTATTGGGAATAATATTTGAATTTAAATCTGCATTGAATACAATGTTATCAGTGTTGAGGTCACCGAATGTAATTGTGCCGCTGGTTGTATTCCCAGCTCTAAATGTAATATCACCATTAACGGTTAAATTACCTTCTACAAGAGTATTCTTGTGTAAAGTAATCGATTCTGAACCATTAGTTGTATTTAAAGTAAAATAAGGATTTGCACCTTCAGATACAACATACGCAGATGATGTATTGTCTTGAATTGCTACCTTTGCATTAGTGATGGTATCAATAGTAGCATTTCCTGATAGATATAGATCTCTCCATCTCTGAGAAGATGATCCTAGATCGTAGGCATTATTTGTATTTGGAATAATATTAGAATTTACATCTGCTCCAAATACAACATTATCTGTATTTCCATCACCTAAAGTAATTGATCCAGAAGATCCTTGTCCCGCTCGGAATGTAATATCACCATCAACAGTTAAGTCACCACCAATGAAAGTATCTTTATGAATAGTTACCGCTTCTGATCCGTTGGTAGTATTAATACTTAAATATGAATTCGCTCCTTCTTTAATCAATAAAGCATTTACAATATTGTCTTTTATGTTTATATTCGTAGCATTACTATCAAGATTAATATCACCACCTTGAATAGTTACATCTCCACTAGTTGTTAAATTAGTAAATACCTGAACTCCACCGATTAAATTATTTAAAGTAGTTACTACATTAGTTGCCAACCCAGTTAGAGTTGAAATGTCACCAAGATCAGCTGAGATCAAGTTAATTTCTTGACGCTGTTCTTCAAAGGTATAAGTTTTAGCTACGTTTCTTAGTGCCATGTTACTCTACTAATTTCCTTAGAAGGGTTTTGATTTCATGAAGTTCTTCCTTCAATGTATTTAGTTCATTATCAACGAATTTTAATTTTTTATTCAGCAAATATTCTCTGTAGGCAGAATCATCTGTGTTGATTACTGCCCCAGTATCTTCATCTTTTTTTAAATTTGGGTGTGTAGTAATGTTGATCATATCGTAGCAATACACTTGATGTCTTTTAATTTGGGTATAAAGACTGGATTATCACTAGTCAGCACAACCTTAATTGCAAATGAACTAAATTCAGATAAGTTTTGAACAGAGTATTTCAGTTCTTTATATGAATTTGGATTTTCAGTTAATGGAGATAAAATTGTTGATGGTGTGACAATGATATTATTATCGGAACTTCCATCTCCGTTGAATGGTATCCAATCAATTTCAGCAAAAACTTTATCGGAACTGTACTTGTGCTTATAGTACACTTTGATATTATCTACAGAATTCAATAAAGCATTGATGGTAACATTAATACCTGTTGATCCATTTGCTAATGCAATTTCTTTAGTTACATACTTACATGCAGAAGAAGAATTGTTTTTATCTTCTGGAACAAATAGAACACCATTTTCAAACACTGTAGATTTAATTTCTAGATCCACCGTTGGTCCTGAAGAAGGAATATATGTGATCACATCTCCTACACGGAAAATATCACTTGTAGATCTTGAATTTGGATTTGATGCAGCCTCTTGTAGTAGAGTTGCCGTTTTATTTGAACCATCCCACTTAGTTACTTTTCCTTTTGCTTTGATAGCAGAGGTTGAAGCATTAAAGTTTTTATGCTGAATTGTTGAATTGATTGGGAAATTAATTTGGTATTCAGTGTTTTCTGCAGAAACAACTAAAGGAGTAGTATATGTTACGGGTTGACCCCCAACAGTAACTGTTTTTGTTCCCGATGAACTTCCGCTAGTAGGATTCCAATCTAAGTTGTTGCCAACAAATTCAAGACCTTCTCCCTTAATGAAGATGTCTCCTTCAGTAACTCTTGCATAAATTGTGCTAGATGTAAATGCTACAATTTTACCCACTGTATTTGAACTCTTTCCAACAACAAATGCAGGAGTTGAATCTGTAGAAATACTAATTAAGCCAGCACCTAAAGTAATTCCACTTGGCAATGTTCCATCTGTAATTGGAATTAATACAGTTCTATAGAAAGTAATCTGCTGATCTCTTCTTCCAAATCTATCACTATCACCGATTGGATTGTCAATTCTATTTGTGGAAATAACTGCACTAGTAGTTTCTACGTCATAGACTGGCGACAAGTTTTCTAATGAAGTGCTGAATGACATGTTATAGCGTAGTGAATCTTCTTCTGGAAGATCATTTTTGTAGAAAATTTGGTTCAGTGGAGATAAGATTGCTTTTTGTGTGGTGAAATATGTAATTTGATTTGGAATAATATCTACAGTTTTTACATTGCCAGTTTGACTTAAGTTTTGACGATAGTTATATGTAATTGAATCATTATCAACTGGTTTGGCATCAGTAGTTACTAATGAATATGTTGCAGTAGTTTGATCAAATGTCAATGAATTTTGCTGTAAAAATAGTCTTTCAAATTTTCTATTATGAGAAGACTTGATAGAAAGACCTCCACTAAATCCAGTTGTAGTTGCTGTAGAATTTACAGAACAAATATAATAATCTAGTCCTACTTCTTTTACTTCCAAAATAACATTATTAAGAGTGTTGAATGTTACACCATTAATTCCAGACGCAGGAACATTTTTAAGAACAACTCTAGCACCAGGAACAAATCCATGGTTTTTATGGGAAATCTTAATGTAAGTTGGATTACCACCAAATAGTGTTGAAGAAGTGGTAGGACTTAAAACGTCAGTTCCATAGGTTTCTACAGGATTTTGTTCCAGAACCTCATAACCAAGTGATTCATTTTTAAATGTTACGTTTGCAGTTGTCGCAACCGAGAAAGATGCTCTATTTAATTTAAATGTAATATCTTCCGAAGAACTTTCTGTCCAAACATCAGAGTTTTGAGATCTGAATAAAGATCCAACTAGAGGTTGAGTAGTAATTGAACTTGAACTGTTTACAATAGTACTTCCTAAAGTTGATAACCAAATATTATAATTTTTGCTGCTAGTCTCAATCAAGAAGGCATATTCTTTGTCATTCTCTAGGTAGACAGGACTTTCAAAAATAAATTTCGTAGAAATAGTTGCATCTGTAGAAGTGGCAACTCCCATTCTAACTGCTTTTTTATTGTATTCAATTACAGCTTCTGCTTTTGCTCCAGATCCAGGACCGCCAGTAATAAGAACCGATGGAGGATCCATATATTCTGATCCAGAAGATCCAATTTCAATTTCAAATACTTTACCGTCACTAACAATAGGAGTAGCAGTTGCAGTTACTCCGCCAGGAAGAGCAGGACTATTTAAGGATACCGTAGTTGGTGAAGAATAACTTGTACCAAAATCTGTCATTACAATTTTCTTCACGTATCCACTATCACGTACAATAGAAACTGTAACAGTATCGTTGTTTGTAATATTGTAAGTTGTTACACTAGGAATAAGGAGATTTTCTCCTTGCTCAAAAGATTTTCCATTGTGATTTGATAAAACCATAGTGTAAACTTGGTTTGGATCGATTGAAACAGTTCCACTAGTAGAAGCGGCTACTTCCACGCCAGTAGATGAGAGAATTTTTTTGATAGGACCAGATGCACTAGTTTTGTTTCCTTGTACTTGCTCATTGAGAACTAAGGAAATAGTTTTATTGGTTCTAATTCTCAAGAATGTATCTGTATCTAAAGTTGTTTCACTGTATGGAATGACATTCTTTGTAGGTTTACCATTTTCAGTAGTAACCAACTTAACTCTTACTGGCAAGTTTGCATCTTTACTTTGGAAGAATAGATCCAAGCTAGTAGCAAAAATACCTGAAGTAAAGTTTTCAATTTTAAATGTTTGTGCAATAGGATCAATAGTTCGATCTTTATTATACTGCTTTGAAATAATAGTATCAGTTCTCTTTGTTCCAGATTCGTTATAAGTAAAAATACTAGATGGACTGATAATTTGCTTATTTTCTTGTGAGAATGGCAAAGCAATAAATTTAGTTAAAGCATATGTTGCTGGTAGATTTTGATCCAGAGGATCTGTTGGACTTGAACTTAACTTAAACAGTTTTTCTCCCACAGAAAATACTTCTCTACTTGCTGAAGTATCATATGCAATTAAAGTAATGTCTTCATTATGAGAAGTTCCTGAAATTGGAGGATACCCGTTAGGAATTAAGAAAATACCACTAAGATTGCCAGTATCATCAGTAATGATTGGAGCTCCATATCCAGTTAAAGAACTTGCTGGAATTCCATTAAATGTAGCATCAGGATTTACCCACCTACTTACATCACGACCATCGAAGAATGCATAGACCTTAGTATTTGGTTTTAACCCACGTACAACAAATTTGATTGCTTTACTTCTAATGTAGAAAGTTAGCAGAGAAGAAATTTGCTTGTCTGTTGAAGTTGAAGTAGAAGATCCAGATGGAACAAATCCATTGAAGTTTCCTAATGAAGAAGTGCTTGAATTGCTAGCAAGTGATACGGTGGATAGAGAAGTTGTCTGTGATAATGCAGAGTTGTTGCTTAAAATTTCTTTCTTGTCAACTCCAATCCAGTAATTTGTAAATACATCAAAAATCTTATCTAAAGCATTGATAGTATTCAATTCTGAAACGATAGGAGTTACTGTTAAACTCAAATCATTAGTTACAAATGGTTTTGTTGTATCATCAAACCATTCATCTAAGAATGGATATAGTGAAATGTGACCGTCATATTGGGCAAGTAAAAATTCATTGATATTAATAAAGTTACTAGAAAAATTATTTTGAATTGCTACTACGTTACTATATGGAAGAGTGATCAGGTTTCCTGTTTTCACATAATTATTACTGGATCTATCTGCGTCAGTTAAAGCAGTCTCCTCAAGATTTAAATAGTACTCACTATTTTCTGTACGACAATTTCCTCTGGTGAGATCTAAACTGCACTTATAGTCTAAAGATTGAACATCGCTCGTTTGATATGATGTAAATGTATCTACAACAAATCCTGTCTTAAATCTTTCAGAATTAGTGATACTATCTTTAATTTGTACATTAAGAGCATCCTGTTCTAAAACGCTAAGTAAAGTATATTGCTCTAATCTTTCGATACGCTTCTCAAGATTTGCAATATCTTTCATTGTATAACGTTTGTTTTCAATAGGAAGAACCTTTACACTCTTTGCATTTTTAGTGAAAGCAGAGATATACAAGTAATATAGAGGAAGACCATCTTGAATTTGATCAGGTCTTTGAGGATTTGTAGAAGGAGATCCTTTTCTTACAATAAATTTTCCTGTTCTGTCTAAGTATACACAATCAATTCTATCAACATAGTGAGAATAATTGCATCCGAAACTATATGGTAATCCAGTATCACTAGCAATTAAATGTGATACAATAGCACCTTGACTAGTATTCAAATCATATACTGTGGAATTTAGTGCAGTAGCATTTGAAAAACTTGGAAGTGTGCTATCGTTACTGACTTTAACTCTAAAGTCTATACAATCTCTTAAACTAATTTTTCCATTAACACTAGATTCAAAATCTGGAACTAAATCATGCGAAATTCCATCTTCATGAACATAAGAATCGACAACAAAGAAATCGCCATCAGAATGTTCAAAATAATCAAATCCAATGATTAGTGGAGATTTTGGAGCGGGATATCCTGGTTTGAGAATAATTCTTGCAACGTCATAAATGGTATCACGTTGACCATTATCAAAGATGTAATTATTAGTTACATCTTTTCCATTGCTTGAGATTAAATTTCCTTCGGCATCAATTTGTGCCACAGAAGAACCACCAGTTCCTTCATAGATGTATCTAATTTTAGATGCATCTGGGTATGATACAATTGCTCCAGGAACATCATGGTCCGTTCCTCTTAGTGGAATTACATTGTTTGCAAAATCACTCAGAACTCTAATTCTTTTGTTTTCTACAAACTTTTTCAGTTTTGGTTTTGCATCTGTGTATTCTACAGTAGCAGTTAATTTCAACTTAACGCCAGACAGAGATCCTTGGAAAAATGTCTGAGTGAATACAATATCAATACTACCAGATGATAGACCTTGATTGTTGGTAGTTGTGTTAATAGTTACTTGGTTTTCAAATAATTCAATAATATCTCCATTTTGGAAGTTAGTTAAATTTCCTTTGTTTAAAACTGTTAGTAAGTAACTATCTTTTGTGAACGAAGCAAATCTTTGTACACCAAAAGGAAGTTGTGCTTTAAACAATACACTTTGATTTGAAGATGATTGAATAGTTTCTACAAAATCCTTTCTAAAGAAGTAAGATATTTCTGAATTTACGTCATTTTCTACAACAGATTTAATTTCTTTGTCCCCAAGTGGGAACACTAATGTAGAAGTTTCTGCACCATTAACTTTTGCCTTGATATTAGTTACAGTTTTACTAGTGATATTTTCTAAAACAATACTATCGAGTAAAATGCGAGCTCTTTGTGTTGACGTAGGATTTGTAGTTCCTGATACAATGTACTTTCTTGTTACACCGTTATCTGCACTTACCTGAATTAAATCACCTACTTTAACTTCAGTTTTTGTCAATACACCAGTACTGTCGCACTCTAAGTATGTTGCGCCAGATGGAGCAGAATATGGAATACCATTATTCAATGGAGTAAATGTATTTAAATCATTTTCTACGATATTAATATCGGCAGTAAATTTATAATTGGAGGGAGAATGAATTAATCCAAACGATTTAATATCTTCTGGAGCATATACTTTTATTGTTTCCTGGAATAGTACAACTCTAATTTTTGCATCTGTGGTTGGAGCAGAAGCACCCACAGGGAGGTCAAATATAACCTCTGGTGGGATATCATAGTTTTCTCTTAACAACTCTCTTCCAAGGGCAACTTCCGTGCCAGCACCAATACTTACAGAACTAATGCCAGGATCTGTAGTTCCTTGCATCGAAACGTTAATGATACTATTTGGCCAAATTCTTCCATTCAACTTTGCTCTAGTACCTGCTGTTGGATATCCAGCACCTGTTTCCATCACAACAAAGTGAGAGATCTGTCCACTGGTTGCTATGATTGCAGTTCTTACATCTCCACCTTCAATTTGAGTAATCGTTTCTCCCTCGATGAATTCTCCTTTTACAGATGATAAGAATAATTCTTGACCGTATGATAGAGTTGCAGTTGTTGGATCAGTGCTTCCAATACTTAAACCACCTTCTACAACACCAGTAGCTCCACTAGATCCTCCTAGAATTACTGCTCCAGATGTAAAATTGTGGTCAAATTCAGTTATAAGTCTTGTGTAAAGAAGAGGATCGCTATAATGTAATTTGAAGGTGGTATTTTTATTGGTATCTGATGATAACTTATAACTTTGAGTTGCAGAAGAATAATTTGTTGAGGTTTTTACAAATTTAAAATCTTTTGGAATTGCAAATCCCATCAAAGGAGTTCTATATTCGTTGTAATCAAAAATCTTTCCTAAGGATACTGAAAGAGTTCCGCTATTATTGATTTTAAAGACTTCAATTCCTTCTTTTAAGAAATCTACATGCCACTTGTAACCATAAACAGTATATTCAGTTACTGATAACTGACCGACTGTTGTTTTATTGGCATCAGTTCTATTAATGCTTGATGACATTGAGAGAACTTCAACTGAAGCATTTGTTATAGTAGAACCACTAGTATACTGGAAATGTAGTAATCCATTATTTGATGTAATAGATCCCTTCAAATTGATAGGAGAAAAACTGGAAGTAGAATATACATATAATGTTTTTACACATTTGTTATCTTCAAAAATAGGTACTTCAGTTCCACTTACTCTTCTTCTAGTTAAAGTATCTTTCTTAGAAATACTAGAAATGCCAGTTACAGTAAACGTAATATCATTTGCTGGAGTAGTGCCACCAACAGCAGTTCCTAAAATCTTTACAGTTTCCCCAGATACAAAACCAGAACCACCATTATACAAAGATACAGATTCAATATTTCCAGTGTTTGCCGATACTGTAGCAACCGAAAATGTTAAATTATCTGCAGATCCAGTTCCTCCAATTGCACTACCCGCAATTGTAATAGTATTTGTTGCTGAATATCCTTGTCCACCGTCAACAATGCTAATCTGACCGATTGCACCTGAAGAATTTCTTGTGATAGTGAATGTTACTCCAGAACCACCACTGGGTGATACTGCACCTAGTACATTAGCATAAGTTTGATTTGCTTGACTTATGATAGCAGTAGCAGTAGCAGTTCCAATTCCAGTTACACTTCCTGCTCTCAAACGCTTTACGGTAAATGATGCTCCAGAACCAGCACTTACACTACTAGTAGGTGAACCCGCAACTGCAGTATATGTAACTCCAGCACCAGAAGAAACGCCAGTTCCACTAGGAGATGAAATCGTTGTGATTACACCACTACTTGATACAAGATCATCGCCGTTAGAACCAATAGTTCCATCGTTGAAAATCGAGAATAATTTTACCTTTTTATCTGCAGAAAGATCTGATCCAGCAAATGAAACTGGAGGACTTCCATATGCATTAAAAACATTAATATTAGTTAGTTCTTTTGATTTTACTCTGATATTCTCTTTCTTTTGAAAATCTCTTGCTTTATCAATGGTTATATATTTTGTAGAATCATTGATTACTTCATAACCTTTGATATATGCTTTTCCAGAACCAACAGAAGCAATCATTTTTCCTGCTGCTTCTTCTGGACTTAAATTATCAGGTCCAACTAATCCAGTTGAAGGATCTTTGGAATAAAACCCAAAATATTCATCACCTAGTTCGCCATCTTGATCAAAATATTCTCTAAGATCAATGTTAAAATTATTTACTACATAATCACCAGATTCATCGTAAGTTCTTCTGGCAATAGTTTCTTCAATTAGCGAATATGCTTTAGATACAATTTCTCTTTGAATTTCTCCATTCTTGATAGTTAAAAGATGAATGAAATTAGAAGGTAATGTTTCATTGTACTCATAGACTGATAGGCTTAACCCAATAGAAAATCTATGAGATCCAGGAGCAGAAAAATTACTATATCCCTTAGAATTATCATACAGGGAAGAATCATCTTCAGGGAATACTTTTTCTTCAGTAATTAGGAAACCAATCTTTTTGGATGGTTTATTATAATATGGGTCGATAATTTTTAATTCAGATTCATTTCTGACAAAAAATCCATTAATAAAATAGATACCTTCTTGAATACTGATAGCAGAAGCTTTCCCTAGTGGGAGACTTTTTTCAGAAGTTGTAGTTTGTGTATCAGGATTTGTAACAGCAATTGCAGTGGGTTTTACACCTTCTTTACCTACAATAAATGAAGGATCATCATCAATAGTTGCATTTTGAATTTTTAATGTTTCACCTTCTCTGAAAATATTTTCAGTTGATTGTGAACCACTAGTAATGTACTTTACATATAGGGTGTCAGATTCGGTATCAGTTTCATCTCTAGTAGAAATTACAGTTGCTAGAATTCCTGAAGTTTGACCAACTAAAACTCTGCCAATTAGATTGGATATATCATATTTTTTGTAAATAATTTCGTTATTTACAGTTTGTGCTACCTGAGATACAGAAGATAGTTTTACATAATCAACATCTGTATTAAGTAATACCTCTCCAGGTATTACCATTTGTCCCTGCTTGAAAAAGTGTTTTCCAATACTCTCAATTTGATTTTGTAAAATTGATTGGATTGTGGTTAATTCTCTTGCTTGAATTGAATAACCTGGACGGAATAAAACTCTATAGAAGTTTTTTGCAGCATCAAAATCGTCAAAATAAGGAGATGTGTTTAAATTAGTATTCTGTGGCATTTTTTCCTCTTATTTTCAAGCATGGACAAACAATTAATTAATTAGAATTCAACTACAAGTTTGATATCTTCAATCTGGTCTTGAGCTCTGGTAATAGGTCTTCTATTTTCTACGTAAATAACATCGCCAGAATATTTCTCAATTTCTGCTAAAGCAATACCATCTGTGAAAGTCATACCGTAGTAAGTTGTAACACCAGCAGTATTATCTGGAAGTGCTGCAATCAGAGATGACGCTCCCACAACATTTTGCTGATTATTTACAAATGCTCTTACCTTTCCACTAGCATCAGTGTGCTTTTGTGGAGACTGAATGTACTTTAGAATTCCGTAGTCAATAACACCAGTTGAACTATTGACATATGGCGTCCATGAAACTACAGTTCCCTTTGCAATATAAGTTACACCACTTACAGTGTAAGTTTGAGTGATTTCTTCATCAACTTGATAATTTCCACCAGGAGTTTTGATCTTAATGCCATTCAGAGAACTTAGAGTACTAGATGTTGCAAAAGTGCTAGTTCCTCTTAGTTTAGGATCTACTAGAAGACCAATTCTTCTGAAATCATTATCTGTAACAAAATCGCCACTTCCTTCTGCATACTCTAAACGAGTATTGATCATCACTCTCTTTCCACCTAGTTCTAGGATAGGATCTGATCCATGTCCTCCTTGTGGCGAAATAACTACATCAATAGCACCATTAGTAGCATTATTGTTAGCATCAATGCTGACCTGACCACTTAGGTTTGAACCAGTTAAAGTACTATACCAAACAGAGCTTGATGTAATATCAACTTTACCATATTTGTATCCACTACCTCCAGATACCACGTCAATACGTGATAGTTGGTTATTTTCTACAACTAATTTTACAATCGCTCCTGTTCCATCACCCTTTACTTCTTGATAGTACGTTCCGTTATCATATCCTGTTCCAGCAGATGTGATCAGAGCAACATTAACCTCTCCATTCACTGAAGTTGTACCTCCAGCAATGATGGGAATAAAGTCGGTAGAAACAAATTTCAATACCGAAGAAGTTGGGATGGTGTACATATATCTCCAGATATATGGTCTCTTACTATCCGATGGTCTTCTTCCAGTGTTTGCATCAGTAGTTTCGATGAAAATATCTGGACCGCCAGCAGTTTTAATTGGTTCTTCAATTGAAACTACACCATTTACATCAGTTGGAGTTTGTCCATTATAGAGACACTTGAACACTTGATACTGACTATTCATTATATAAAACTTAGACTCATATAATGATGATTTTTGTGTTGCGCCACTAAGTTTTGCGGAAGAATAGTCAGGCTTATACATATCATAAACCTGAGATGACCAGTTATATCTAGTAACTACGTGAATGATGTCATCATTAGTAACTCTCTTTAGAGCAGTCATGTCATCATATACTTCAAATTTTTCCTCAAGATTGTCGAAAGGAACAATAGGATTGCTGTCAGTTCCAGATCTGAAAATACCAGCTTTTGCTTGACCACCGCTAGTATTTCCCTTGATAGTGAGACCTGAAGAGAAAGTTCCTGTTACGTTTGTTAGCAATAGACTTTGTGGGAAGATTTTCACCACAGTTCCCTTCGCAGTAGCGGAAGCTAGAGAAGATCCTTGATAAACTTGCTCATTAATTTGAAATGATGACAAACTTACATCTGGAGCATAGTATTCTAGGTAGCTGTTCCACTCATTAGGTCTTCCAATGAAGAAGTACAATCTAGTTCTTTCTGTGCCAGCTTCTGCTGCAGCAGCTGCAGAAGGAGTGCTAGTAGCAGGTTCTGAAAGAGATTCTACAAATTGTTTTGCGTTAAAAACTCTGAATAAATCAGTAATGATTGCTGACATTAGTAATTTCCTTATCTCTAAAAGTGATTTATTTATATTTATACTGTATAGCAACAGTATTAAACTAATAAACGAATTGTCGTTGTAGCAAAGTTGAATGCCCTGGCAGTACTTGCAGAACGAGTGCAACCAAATAAAGTGTTATTCAACGCACTAGTGTATGTAATCTCTTCAATACTATTATTTTGAGTATCTGCAAGTAGTAATTTTCCACCACCAGCAGGTAATCCTTTATCACTACTTACTAAAATAGTAGATGATATAGTAAATGATGGATTTGATCCATCTACCAAATTCTGCCCAAGTTTAGTCATTATAGTAATATCTGATGCATAATTAGATCTAAATCTAGAGGTTTCATTTGTTCCATATACAGATCCAGATCTAATATCAAAATCTTCAATCTTTAAATTTGGATATAGATTGGAGAAGTAACCAATAGTTTGAGGTACTCCTAAATTAATAACTCTTCCATAACTATCGGTATGTGATGGTTTTTCAGATTGAGTAAATTTAATATTTTCAAAAGTCTTTAGAGTATATCCAAGACTTCCTTCAGTGTAAACAACATTAAATCTTTCTGCAGAAGGATAGAAAGCATAATATTTATCAATGATACCAGTTGCATAAATTTTATCTACGCTTATAGTTTCTGCATTAATCAACTTAACAAGTTTAATTTCAGCACCAGAAGTCCAAACCATTGTCTGCATATCAAAGTCAACTTCCATTAACTTAGAATTTGCTACTTTTGGTGTTAGAATATCAACTAGTTTTGTTGGTAATTTTTCAATTCTAACCTCAGAAGGAACTTGAATATTTTTGATATATTTAACAATAGGACTTTGAGGACCAACTTTAGATTTTACATCACGAACAGTAACAATACTTCCAATTTGATTTAATCCAGCAAGAATTGCAGTAATATTGACACTTATTGGATTTGGAATATTAGGGTCAAAACTACTATACTGTTTACTGTAAGAGATTGAATTTTGATTAGAAATTGTAAACTGTCTTCTGTATAGAGGAGATTGTTTTAGAATGTCAAATCCTCTAACAAATAGTACTTCTGGTGGCACCAGATATCCAGCTCCAGTCTTAACAACTTCAACATCAATTAATTCTCCTCCCGAAATGACAGCATTTGCTACTGCACCACCCCCAGTTGGAGGTAGTAAAATAACTGATGGATTGATAGAATCACGCTTCTCTTTATTACGGAAAACTATCAATGGAGTTGTTTCATAATTATATGATTGTGGTTGAGGAACATTTTGTAAATCATTGTAGTAAGTTGATCCTGGAGGATATTTCTCAGAATTGATAGTATCTAATAAAATTTCATCACTATTATTGTTGAAGAAATTTTGCAGATCTCTCTTATTAGGAATGATTAAATTAACACCCGCTTCTTTCAATGATTTTTGAGAAACAAAATATCTGTTGGTGCTTGAAATGTAAGTACGATAATTTTGCTTGAATGGGGTTGTTTCTGTCACAGAATACGAGGCACCATCTATCGCTGTGGTGTACACTGAAACTGCTCTTTTCGATAGATAATCATTTTTAATAACTGCTTGGAAAATTATTGGACTAGTAGTGTTATTTTCTACACTATATTGTCTGATGATTGTTCCATTTACAAAATCAGTTTGAAGTGCAGTTGCAATATTATCCAAGAAAATTACTCGATCAATCACCACCTGAGCAGATGCACCAAAACCTTTGCTAGAGGATGATGTTTGAGATAGATTAATAACTTCTTGATATTCTCTTAAATTAAATGATGTTGTTGGATCTGCAGTTGAATTACTTAACAGAGAAGCTTCTGATGGAGCATACAAAACTGTTCTAGGCTCACTTTCTCCATCAATCAGAATTCGATCCCCAGCAGCAATATTGTTATTAAGAGTGCCCCATTTCTTAGGATATACAATTTCTCTTAAATCTGCATTTTTAGCAGAAGTTGCAGAAGTTGTAGTCGCGGTAAATGCATAACCAAATGAATAAGGATCAATAACAAAAGCAATTTCTGCGTTGGTAAACAGATATTCATTTCCAATAACTCTATTCAAGAAAATAGAACTTATTTCAATATTTCCATTTGTGGAATTAACATTGCGTACTTCAGTTGCTACAAAACCTTTTGCAAATGATTCTTGATAACTATTTGCAGTATAAGTTTGACCATTGTATGTGTAAGATTTTACGTAGCAATAGAAAATATTTTCAATGCTAGTATTAACGAGAGGAGCAGATAAAGAAATTTGAACTTCTTTGTCATAAAGTTCAGTTTCGGTATTGAATGCAGAAAATGCTCTTCCAGCGTCTAATCCATAATAATTTAAGATAAAGCATTTTGAACCTTGTCTAGGAGGAACTGAAAATACAATTGTATCTGCTGAAATGATGTATGAAAGATTTGGTTTTTGAATTACTCCATCTAATACTACCAATAAAGATTCTGGACCTGGAGCATTAACTGCAACACCAGATCTAGTCAATTTGAAAATATTTCTACCTGTAGTTTCGTCAAATAGAACTGAAATATCATCTAATTTAAAGTAATTTCCATGAGTAAAAATGTGAACATCTGTGGTCAGATTATTCTGGGAACTTCTAAATTTCTTAGGCGGTTCTGCAAACTTTATCTTTGCACTACTTACTCCAATTTTAGGAGTATCGTCAATTTCAAAATTAGGGGTAATAGTAAATGCTGTATCAGGTTCTTGGATAACTCCATCAACATAAACTAATAGAGTAGTATTTTTATTGATATCAATATCAATATCAAATTCTGTAGTTGAGTTATCAATATTAAGTGGGAATATTTTATTTGCAATAAATGCAGTTGGTGATGATTTTATACCAAAATTAAGTGGATTATTTAAGTAATTTACAAAAGTACTGACAATACTAGTTACTTGAGTTTGATTGCCTGTAAGAACTGGAGTTTGAGTTTTATCAAACAACCAAGTTACTGGTTTGAATGCAATCGTACTTTGATACGTAGTTGATGGAGCAGTATTTGTAGAAATTACTGAATTAATAATATCTCTACATTTGTTAATAATACTGATAGTTTGCGCCTTTTCATTAGCAATGAACAGTATACTACCAAGAGGAACTCCAGTGACATCATCGAATTGAATATACGACTTTAAAACCTCCATGGTTTTTTCAGTTCCTTCGCCAAGAATATCATCCGCAAATGCAGTTAATATAAAAGAAAGGTCACGCTTGCATTTGTTCCTATCTGGATATACAAATGATGGATTGTTTTGATCAAACCAAGATATTGATTCTTCAATCAACCATGATATATTTTCTCTAATAATAGTTGCAGTGAAATTTCTTTCTTCTCTATAGTTTCTTACTTTTTGCAACTTAGTTGCATTTAAAGTAATATCAACAAATCTTCTAGAAATAGCACCAAATGACTGGCGAATAATTTCACCACTCACGGGATCTGTATACATCTTCGGAGCAGAAGTGAATACTATGGTGCTAGAATTTGGAAAAACTCTATATGACTTTAATGGAATTTGAGGAACATTGTCAACAGTGACAATTAATTCGTTTTCATTCTGTATAATGAATGGAGCATTTGTAGAACCATCAATTAATGTAAATGTTGTTCTAGTTCCATCTATTTGTTGTTGTAATGACAGATTTGTAATTTCTAAATCAGGAGTTTTTGCGGATACCGATCCAATAGCTCCCTGACCTCTACGTTTCTTTACTTGATTTGTAGATACACTTGAAATCGTAGTTTTTATTGATTTATGTTGTACGATTACTTTATTTTTCTCGGGATCCCAGAGGTTGATAACCGACACCAAAGTTGCAGAACCATTGTCTATAGTTCTTGTTGGAGTGGTTATTGTTTTAGGTAATAAAGCACTGCCAAAAGCATCTAATAAAAGTTCTCCAAAATATACAAATCCAGCAGGGTGTATATTTTTCTTGATATATTCTCTCCAGTCATTAATACTAATATTAGAACGAATAATATATGAGTAGTCTTGGTAGACTTGACCATCTTGTAGTTTTGTTGATCCTACATTCAGTTTTCCTTTATCACTGAAAAATGTTCCTACGCTATCAGATTTTGTATCAACATCAGCAATGAAATCAGAAACCAAAACTTCTTTTACTAGTGCTGTGTTATATTTTGTTTTACCTGAAATATTAAATCCAGATTGAAATTCTCCAGAAAGAATTTCTACCCTAACAATATTTGAACCATTTCTCCATGATGTAATAATACCAGTAGCAATTTGTACTCCCTGAGCATTGAGTTGACTGATCTCTTCTCCACTTACAAAACTGTCATAATTAACATTCTGTAGAATTAGAATTGCTGGGGTTGTAATTTGAGGTTTTAATGTGTAGTCAGTGGTAAATCCTACTCCACCTGATAGTAAATTAAATGTTTTTAAAGATCCAATACTTGATCCATAAGCATATACTTTATTATCAGTCTCCAATACTATGATATTTGGAGTTGATGAATATTCTTGACCTCCATTAATAATTTGAACTTGTCCTATTCCATTTGTAGGAGTTTTTAGAATATTAAATTCAGCACCAGACCCACTTTGATCAATTACAATAATTCTAGGGTTTGAGTATCCAAACCCAGGAGAAATGATATTAATAGATGAAATCTTTTTAGTAGTAGGATTGACCGTGCAAGTAAGACTTGCTGCATTGATGCCACTCAGGACAATTCCTTCAATGATAGGAACTTTAGTATAATTAAACCCACCATCAACAATATCAATTTTATCAATCAGTCCGATTGCATTTACCGATGTTGTAGTATATGAAATTGAAGTAAATCCTTCCTTTGGTGGATTTGAAGGTAATGAATAAAAGATACTATTATTTTCTGCATAAATTACTGTTTTTTCTCCATCATAAGCATTTGATACTACATCAAATAAGTTTTCAGCATTATTAGCACCAATTAAATAATTCTTTTCTGAATAGAATACACTTTCAGGAATTTCTGGAATATTTGATGTGATTAGAGTGTTTGCATCTTTTAATAATCCCAATCCTAGTTTAATCACTACATAAGCACCATTAATTCCTGGTGCAATATTGTTTTGATATACCGTTAGTAACTTTGAAGTTCTTTCTGAGTTATTGAAGAACTCTAAGGTGGTATTAGTTAATGAATTATCGCTAAGATCAAATACATATTTGTATTTTGGAATTAAAGTAATTTTATTTGTATAATTCCAGTTTGCTTCAATATTTGATACTGTGATATTCTTAAATTCATACTCTAAACGTTCTGCCTCTGCTATTCTAATCTTTACATTTCTATTGTTATTATCTTGGAAAATTTTCTGGGCAGTTAAGAACGCAGCAGAATAGTTTATACCATATACAACTTCTAATTTATTTCCAGTTTTTGATTTGATAAAGAAGTTTTCATTTGTTGTTGTTTGAATTTGAGTATTGAATGATAATGTATAATCAGGTTCAAATAGAGTTACTACAGTTTCGTTAAAATGATCCGTTGCAGTAGTATTTGCAGATCCTCTAGAAACAGTTAATGTTCTAGCATTTCTATCAATACCTGTTACAGTAACAGTTTCAGTTCCTATTTGAATTTTATCATTCAAAACAAAATTATCGGTTGGAAATACTCCAACTTTTGAATTATTTTTTAACTTAATTAATGTATTAGTATTTGAAAATCCTACATGTAAAATTTTAAATACTGCTCTTGGGAAACTTGGATTATTTTGCTGAGGAGCATTTTGACTGGATGGATCTATAGTTAGTAAAGTGCCAATTGAATATCCATATCCTTTACTAGTTTCAATAATTTGAATAGATGAAATATTTCCATTTGCATCTACTACAATATTTGCTTTAGCATTGCCAGGAAGTCCTACCGCACCAGTAGTGGGAGTTGTTAAGTTTTGATTGGAAAATACAAGTTCAACATTATTATAAGTTCCTGGAACATAGGATTCGCCAGAATTAAGAACTTGCAATTTACCTATTCCAGTATCTTCAAGATATGCAATTTTTTTCAATTCAAGAGTGTGAGTATCTAAGTCCGAACCAAATGAAAGAAATTCTATCTTATCATAATTTTGAATAGCACCATCTCTTTCTGTGTGAAGAACAAATTTATTCTCATTAATTGCTCTTACGTAATAAACACCGTTATCTTCTAAGGAATATGCAGTATTTACTGCAGCAGTTGCAAAGGTGTAATTTATAATTTGAGAATTGTTTCTCTTGTATACAACTGCATCACCATTTTGGAATGGGTGATTTGTGTAATTAATTTCGCTATTTAAAATATTAAAACTTTCTTTTCCGAAAGAAATTACTTCATATAAAGGATATAGTTCTACCGTTTGATATCTTCTTGCTCTAGTCAAGTAAGTGGTAGTAGTCAAGGTATCATTAGGTATAGTAGATACGTTGATAGTATCAGTTTCGATTAATCTATGATTTGACGAAGTTGTTAATTTTGCTACATTAGCATTAATGGAAGTTAATTTAAATCCATCCGAGAGATTAACGATATTTTCAACCTGTCTGTCTTGAGTATTTTGACCACCAACAATACCACTTACAGTTCCACTTGTAGTGAAAACTCCAGTGTTTACTCTAATTTTAATATTTTTCTGTCCAAAAACTGATTCTAGTAAAGTTCCCTCAGCATAGTTTGGATCACCGATAGTTCCTTGAACAATACTAATTCCTGCTGAGAAAGTTACAATATTTGATAATTGAATGTCCAGAACATTGTCATTAGTATTAATTACATCAGTAAGATTAAACGAACCAGATACATTGGTTAAAATTAGTCTATTTGCAAATGCAACATCATTAAACAATACACCAGTAGCATTTGTACTATTCTGAGTTAAAATCTTTCCCTTTCCGATAAACACATTTTTATCAGTGATGACTTCAATTATCTTATTTGGATATGCATATTCTAAACTAGTTACTGAAACTCCCTTTACTCTAGAAACACTAGCGGATGCACCAAATCCATTAGTTCCGCCATTGTCGAAGTAAATTTCATCTCCAACAGAATGATTACTTACAGACTGCTGAACCTCTAACTCTGTAACAGAACCAGTGTTGATTTCACCAATTTCAATATCAAGAGATGTACCTGTTTGAGTAATTAGTGAGGTTTTTAATCTATCGACCTGAGAAGGCAGATATTCATATGTTGCCTTTGAACCAAAGTTAACTTCTGCAGGAACATTTTCATAATACTTTCCAATAACATAAGGATATGCTGGAGTTCCGTTACTTTCTATAGTAATGAAATAGCAATATCTTCCATTGGGAAAATCTGGAGTAATACAAAATCTTCCATTGTTTTCATCTAAGTCTCCAGATCTAGGCACATAATTAAAATCTTCTACAAATGATCCCAGAGGATATGTACCAGTAGAAGGTCCGCTAGGTCTTGTTCCATTTCTACTATAACTAGATCTAATCCTAGTGACAGTAGACGCTGGATCTAGGGGATTTGAATAAGCATATGGACCGTAAATTGGGTTGCCATCATATGCCCATCCAAGAATAGGAGAGTGAATGCCAGCGAATAATTCACTACCTTGACTATCCACGTTATCACTTAATTGCTCTCTTAGAGCAAATGGATTGCTTAGATGACCATACGTAACGGTTCCCATTGCTGTAGTGAATGTATAACCTCCAGATACATCTAGACCACTAGAAATTTCAAAATAAAGGTTATTGTTCCACTTAACTGGGTGTGCCAGAGCAGATGCACCATTGCCAGGAGAAATAATTTCAATTTTTACAGTCGATGATGAATACCCAGATCCCTCAGAAATTTTCACAAAACCTGTTATAGTTTTGCTTACGGAATTTACTTGTGCTAAGTATGATGCACCATTTCCGTTTCCATTTGTATCAGTAATTTTTACAATAGGTGCCTGAGTGTAATATTCACCTGGATTATTAACAACAATATTTGTAATTCTTCCATTATTCACAACAGCAGTAGCAGTGGCATTTCTTCCACTAGTAATAGTTACATCAGTAACTTGAGTGTATCCAAAACCAGCATTAGTTATTAAAATTTCATTAACTCTTCCTCCAACCAATACTGCTTTTGCAGTTGCATTACCACTTATGAGCACTACGGGTGGTGTTGTGTATCCAGATCCTTCGTTTGTGACTTGTATAGAACTAATACCACCATTATATACATAATTTGTGCTAACGTTAGAATATAAAGGAACCCCATTTACCAGTAATCCAATTTCCCCTTGTTTTACGGGATATTTTACACCATCAGTTTTCGGAACAAATGGGAATTTTTTTAAGTGCTTATTATCTTCAGGAAATTTTAAAATAAATGGACCGATTTCATAACTAGGAAATCCAGAAGAATACACGTAGTAATTTTCATCATCTCTGAATACTGAGGTTACATCAGAAATTGCTTTTGATGTAATATTAACAAGTGTAGCATTGTTTGGGTCAAATGCTGCAGACTTTGCAACTCCAGTAGGATTTAATTTCCACTTATTAGCAATAACATCATTAGTTTCAAATCCTGGACTTTTAAGAGGTAGAGAAATCTGATTGTCGAGATAAGGAATTGAATTGGTTGCACGAATATTCGACACAACACCAAAAATTCTTGCCACTACAGTTTGAGTTTGACCCGTAGTTTCATCTACATAAGTTCCCTGTAAAATATTTGTAGAATATACATTATTTCCAGCATCATGCTTAATAGGAATAGTTCCTCTTTCACGAATGATGAATTGATTTAATGTTTTGCTAGAATATATGATCTCTTCGCCATTAATGGTAACTTTGCCATTATTAAGAGGAAATCCAATAGTGGAGAATACATTAATAGGATCTCCAGAACCAGCTGATGCTGGAAGATCTTCCATTAAAGTTGTTCTAGGAGTTACTTTTAGAACACCAGTTAAACTGTTTACTGCTGCTACTACACTATAGTTATTTCCACCTTCAAATTTAATAGGAATTACATTATCAACAATAAATGATGCTCTTTCTACACTAGTGTCAAATGCATTTGGTAACTGCTCTAGAGGAAGACCAATTAATTTGTAAATGTCGCCAGATACAACTTGAATTGCATAAGTTTGTTCATTTTGCCATCCAGATTCGGATGATTTGAAGATATTTTCCTTGGGATAATATACATCAATCTTTTCGCCAAAAATAGCATTAAAGATAAAGTCATAAGACTGAATATTTCCTTTTGTCTGATAAAAATCTTTAATTCTCTTGACAAAAGTTTTTGATGATGTAATTTTTACCGCTTTTCCTTTAAACCCTTGGGTATATTCAATCTCAAAATTTTTAAGAAGTGAATATAGAAAAAGATTATTTAAATTTACTACCTTGCTATCAATTAAGTGTGCAGCGGGTTCACTTGTATAAGTCTTTTCTGCAACATATAAAGTTCCTAAGGTACTAGTACCAGTTGCACCACGAAGACAGTTTTTAAATTGAGTATTGGTTTTGCTTTCATACAAGAAAATTTCATTATCAATCTTAATCAATCCATACTTCTCGGGAAATCCTTGCGTGCTATCAACCGTAATGTCAATATTTGCTGAATCTTCAATAATATTTTGTCTCAATACACAAGTAGATACTAATCTAGCATATTCTTCATTATCAATATCTTTATACCCTAAGAAATTCTTAGTAAGGTCATATACCTCTCCCTGCCTTTCTAGAGAGCGGTAATATGCACTGATTAACTTTGAAAATGCTGGATAGTCTTCAGTGATGAACTGAGGAAGTTGACTATCGATTAGATTTGAGATGTTTACGGTAGGAAGCATTTTTACGCGCTCTGTTGAATTATGTTAAATACGCTATTTGATAAATCTAAAGTCAAGAATGCATTTCTGAAAGAGTTAATGTCGTTATTTTTTGGAATAGTTCTTACTTGAACTAATCCATCATCACGCTCACTCTTTAATATGATTAAATTATCAACCATAATTTCTCCAGTGGCATAATTTACAGTTCCGATGTTAGATCTTTTAACTTCACGAATTCCGCTGCTAGTATTTGTGTAGAGTTGAATTACTCCAGAATTATCACCAAAATAAACTGTCTCATCAGGGAATTCTGCAACTCTGAACGTAGTGCTAATTACAGTTTGTCCACTTTCGCAAGATGCATTGAATGCATTCTGATAGCAAAGTTCATATGAAGTTTTAGTGTTTACTACAGGATAAAAATCCTTTCGCATTTTTAAATTTGTCAAGTTTGATAAAATTGAAGGTTCTGAATTATCAATCAATGACATCAATTTACTATATTTTAATCTACCTTCAAATTTTTCGACATCGGTGTTGGTTTTGTAGTCAACTAATGCCTCGTATACTGCATTATATATCTCACTATCATTTAGAGTTGTTGAAATTGGATTGTAGAAAATATCAGAATATAATTCTACATAAATGATTGCTGGATCTACAATTTCAGGAGTTACTGAGAGAACAGAATACTTCTTTAATTTTGTCTTAATTTCATTTTTGGTGAATGAACTCAGAGTAGTCGAATACTTTGGTTTGATCGTAATTAATACTTTACCATATTGAGGTGGATCGTCGTCTTCGCCTCCGTAGCAAATAATATCTGCAATACTAGGATAAATGTTTCTTACAATAGTTTTATAATCATCTGCTGTAACGGCTCTATTCTGCGAACTGTAATTTCTTGGAGCATTTAACTTGATAGATTTAATAGCTTCAATATCTTCGCCAGAATCAGACTTAGTAGCACTTAAAATTGTGATCTGAGGAGTTGTTACGTTATTATTGAGATCAGTTAAGGTTGCATTGAAATTATACGCAGTTGCATTATTTGCTGCCGACCCTTCTGAAACCAAATATCTAACTTCGACAACTTCATTGTGCGCTAATTTTCTTCCAATTACATTATCGCCAAAAATTAACTCATAACGCTCATCTTCTACTTCCTGAACAAAGTAAATCAATGAATTTGCATCTAAGTTCATGATGCTGTTAGCAGCACCGTATAATGTTTTTGCTGTACTTGAAGCAGATGGTCTCACATAGACCTGAATAGTGCTGACATCAATACTAGGGTTATTTAAAATAAAGCGTTGAGTAGTATCCGATGGTACTACAGTAAATTCTTCCTTTACCAGAACTCCTTCTAGAAGCACCAAGTTGTTAAATGTAGCGGTAGTACCAACTGGTGTTACTTGAATATCTGTAGGAGATACAAATGTATAAGTTACATTATCAATCGTTGAAATCAATCCAGTACCCGCTTTCCAAACGACCTGAGAGGGCGCTGTAATGCCCGCTGGCCACGTTGCACGAATGGATGCGATAGTTCTTGCCGATTGGGTTGATTTAGGTGTATACCCAAGGTGCTTCGCTAATGAGACAACGTTATCTCTTATGGTGGCAGAATCGAGAAAACTCTCGTTTACTGCCATATTCGTATTGAAGGCAGTATAATAAGTGTTATATGCTAACAGATCAAGAAGAACCGATAATGTGGATCCATCAAAATCGTATCCAGCAAAATCGCTGTTATTTCTTAAGTAATCTTTGAGACTTGCTTTGATTGCTGCAAAGTCTAACTTTGTTAACTGTGTATAAGACATCTTACTTGGTTCTCTCCAGGAAGAACTTTAACTGCCCATTAGGATCACCAGTTTTGTTAACGGTGTCTAATGATGAAATTTCATATAAAATCTCAATTTCATACCCATTACCATCAAAATCAGGATAGATCGTTATTTTATGCACGCTCACCCTAGGTTCATAGAGATTAATCGTATCTTCAATTTCACGCTCCATCAAAGATGCAGTAATATAATCAACAGGTTCAAAAAGTAATGAACGAATACTGCATCCAAATTTTGAATTAAAGAAACGTTCTCCACGTTGAGTTAATATAAGATTATATAGTGCCCTTTGAACTGCAGTCTCATTCGTAACTGTAAGAAGATCCTCAGTTACTGGATGAGGTTCAAAGGACACCCCTAGATCTTTAACTAACGTTTTAGTTTTCTTGGGCATTTACATAGGTTTTTAATTATTTATGCCCATTTTCTAAACCAGAGGATTCGCTAGTGCCATCTCTCGACATAATCATCAAATCCTCCTTTGCCCCCACATGGACGGGAATACCTATCTTCTGGTGGTTGGTTTAAGGATTTAGTTTGAGCAGGAATCGCGTTGTAGTCGGTAATGAGGCGATTTGTACCCCAATTTTCCTGCATAAATTTCGTGTCACGATCTACTTGATACTTTGCCATCTGTTTTCTCCTAAAATAAGGTTGAACAGAACTTTTTACGGGGTTACTATCCCGAATTTTCCACTAAATCGTAGTCATCTCCGAGGATTTCGCGTAAATACTCATCACTCCAATGAGTATAATACGGAGTTCTGGCAAGTTTTTCTCTAAAATTGCGTAACTTCTCACGCGGTTGCGCTAAAATTAGATTATACTTACCGTTATTTGACTGAATTCCGCCTATGTACGTGTCATATGACGCGCAATCTTCAAAAAATAGGTAATCTGAGCACAAATCATTGTGATATTCTACCCACTTTTGCACAGATGCGAGATCTAGGTCATCTTCGACGACATAAAAAATGACATCATACCCAGAAATAGGCATGATGTCTTTCGCTTTACACTCAATTATTGTATATTTTGCATTAGAAGCGTATGGACAGAGCGAAAAACCTCCCAATTCTGGTCGAACTTGGGAAACTTTTGCAATCCAGTCTTTAATGTGCGCTTCTATTTCGTTCATTAAGTGCCTTGTCCACGATAACGCTTCTTTTTGCCGTTACGGGAACTGGCAGAAAGGTTAGTATTTTTACTACGACCCTGACGAGTACACTTTGGTTTGCCAGGAACGTAACTAGACTTGTTAAAACTCGGTGATTTTGCCATATACTACCAATGACGTACTTATTTATTGTATCACTTGTCCTTCAGACTGTCAAGTGCTTCTTCGATTTTCTCCAATCTCTCAAAAATCTCATCAAAAATTAACCCAACGCTTACGGGCATCTCCTCATCTTTCTTTTGATAAGTAAACGTGGTATGCTTAGTCATAACGTTATCACGTAATGCCTCAAAGCATTTTTGAGTATCTTTTGCAACTAATTCAAGTTGAGAAATTCTTTGCTCGTTAGAAGGTGGTAAATTAAAAAATACGTTACTCATTGACATCATCCTCTACATATGAAATTTGCAATCCTCCTTGTGGAACTGGTACTCCTTTCTCGGCATACCCTAAGTAAATCTCATGAATATGATCAACTGCTTCATCATAATCATTGAAATACATTGTTCTTCCTTCATGAAGTACTTTCACTGTTTTGCTCATCGCTTCTCTCCAAATTAAAATTAAATCTTAGCACAACTCCTGGTCTATCGTCACGCTGAACGTGCATCATACGTTCATAGTGTCCTGGTAATATTAATACACCACTCTCAAAAGGATCGATTGATAAAAATGGAGTAACTGTCAGTGTATTATATAACGTATTTAGATAACGCTTGCCGACTGAAGGATCCTTTAAAATAATTGCGGGTTGCTCTTCAGTACATGCAATCCAATAATATCCAGTAAAATCACATGGATCATATGAAAATGGTTCATACGCTCCTGGTAGAATAATATCAAACCAAGATTCTACAATATTGAAGTAATATCCAGAGAAGTCTTTGTATCCCTTAGCAAATTTTTCGGGGTCGTCGTTGTCGTCTTCACTCTTTGTGCATCCAATCTTACTTTGCTCTAAGATATGAGGAAATACTTCGTTCTCTAGTTTCTCTCTGAGCTCGCTGAGGCTTTCAAATTGCTTTAATACATTAATAGTCCTAGGAGTTTGTGCTCCATCACGTAATGACCAATTTGCCTTGTGCTCTGGTACAAATAGGTTTCGATCCTCGCAGTATTTTAGAAAATGTTCGATTTCTTGAAACATGTCTAACGTTGGTGCATGAGTGAACTCGTATGCCCACTGAGTATCATGCTTCACTTCAAATTTTTTAATTTCCATACATTATTTTTGTTTATTTTTATTTAGACCCTTGACAGCACCTCAGATTCCTGCTATACTGATCACAGAAATACTCAATACATTATGCGACGCTATCTTGCAATCCTGACTGCAGCCACTATCCCGCTTGCTGCAAACGCTTATCAACCTCAATACAATCCCCCCACCATCGTAGCCCCTCCTAATCAGGCACCTGTTGTGGTTCCCCCGACTGTTATTATGCCCGCTGCTGCTCCGATGTCCTCTAAGACCTCCTGTAAGCGTAACGTAATTAACTTGTTTCTCGTGTCCTGGGAAACTCATAGTGGAGACTGCCATCCATGAAGACGTACTCTACGAGAGACTGGGTATCTACTGCAGTTACGACTACCCTTTTATGTGTCTCCTCTATTTGCATTGTGGAACTTTTCCAAGTGCCTTCATATAGAACAGATAAACTTCTGAATGTCTATAAGATCTCAGCGACCCTTTGAGGGTCTTTTTCTGGCGAAAAATTTTTTTATTTGAAGTGTTATCGCACTCGCGTTTTCAAAGTTTTGTAGGTTAATAGTATCTATCAATTTTCCTTTCGCTCGGCCGCCCCCGTCGCACGGCGGTCGCATCGTTGGACTGCCCCCCGAGGGCTACTGCCCCCGAGGGTGTGCTAGGATGGGGGGTCAGTCCCCCAGAACCCAGGTCGCCAGTTCGCCTGCGTCGAGGCGCTCATTCATCAGTGCCCACCACGGGGAGTCGATGAAGGCGTCGAGCAAACCCTGGTGGTGGATGAAGCGGAGACCCTCCAACCAGGAGACGGTGCCATCCCACTCAGCAGAGGCGAGGAAGTCATCCCACAGGGTCACGTCGTTGGTCATCGGTCGGTGTCGGTTGAACTGTGGTTAGTCTAGAGGCGATCCGCCTCAGTGGCGGTCGCTGATGTGCCAGTTGGTGATGGGGGCAGGCACAGGGCGGATGCCTTGGCGGATCTCCTGGCGGATCTGCTCCTCGCGGATCACCTTGGCGGTGTAGTCTGCCATCACGGTGGCGAGCAGTTGTTCGTGGGTCATCTTGGTTTGGTTGTTCATGCTGTCAGTCTACAGGGTCAGGGCATCTCGCAGGCGCCAGGGAGGACACTGTTGTAGGTGGCACAGCGGCGCTCGGTGGCGGCGTTCACGCTCTGCACGGTGTCAGCGGCGAAGGTCACAGCGGCGCTGCCTGCTGCCATGATCGGACCGTAGAAGGCGGCACCGAGGACGAGGAGGGCGATGGTCTTGAACATTGGTCGGGTCGTTTGGTTGATGTGGTTAGTCTACAGGGTCGATCGGTCGATCTGGGGTCAGAGGGGGACAGTTCCCCAGGTGTCCCTCACAGTCCTTTCTCTTCAAGAATAGGGGCGACAACCTCACGAAGGAAGGTAAAGTATTCGTCAGATGTGAAGGGGGTCTCGATGATAGTGAGCAGGTCATTCACGCCCCACACGTTCATGCCTTTGTTGGCGTACTTTGTCTGTTCTTTGTTGCTTACTGTAGCGACGACAGGCACAAAGTAGGCGGCGGTGATGTTGCCTCCGATAGTCTCAGCGATGGCGTTGATCTTATCATTACTGGCACGGATCTTCTCGCTGTCGAAGTTCAGATTGCACTTGCTCTCCAGGTAATAGTTCTGGGCGTTAATCTCAAACAAGTGATCGATTTGGCGCTGACGATCGTTAACGTCGAGCATGTTGGATTCTTCGATCAGGTTGGTGGCGTTGCTGTCGCTGATCACTTGATTCCAGAACCGCTCGATACGCTCACCGAAGGCAATGAGAATAGATTGAGGCGAGACACGATCAGCAAGACCGAGCGCCTCTAGGATGTGAGATTCAGTCTGCTTCGGTTCGATCGAGAGGATCAGGGGCAGCAGGTTGGTTTCCAGGTAAGCAGTCATTGGGTTGTTTGTTGATGTGGTTAGTCTACAGGGTCAGCGAGGCAGAAGCGGGCGATCAGGGGACACTTGCTTAGGTGTCACATCCTGCACCCGAACCTGCTCTACGAAATGGTAGGACGGTTGGCGGCGTCGTCTTGCCATCTTGGCGATAGTACGGACAGCGCGAACGGTGCCGATCGGATTTGATGCCAGGGCACCTGCTGCCGACATGGCAGCGGTCATGGTGCCACAGACGGCGATGATGACCAGCGAACCTAGAATGACCATCAGGCGAACTGGGCGAGGGAGGAGGGGGCGATGTGAGCGGGCGATCCACAGGAGCGGTAGAAGTCCACCATCCGCTCTGCCTCAGCGAGCGTGGGGAACCACTGCGAGCGCCACTCCTGGTGGTTGTAGGGGGTCTGGTAACGGACTTCGATTCGCATCGGGTTGTTTGCTGATGTGGTTAGTCTAGAGGGTCTGGGGGGGCAACGCTGCCCCCGCTGTGCCAGTTCAGAAATCGGTCAGCATGTCATCCAGTTCGTCGGTGTCGATCTTAGCGTCCATCCAACGGGCGCCGTCTGGGGTCATCTGCCCCCACAGCATCTCCAGGTGGGGAATCAGTGCGTTGTAGCGGTTGAACCGCTGAGCGAGGTTGTAGGTCGTCTCGTCATTCTGAATCCAGAGGGCGACGTTCCAGGTCTCCCAGTTTGCCCATCCGTTGAAGGTGGTCATGGTTCGGTTCGTTTGGTTGATGGGTTTAGTATGGCACCCCTTGGCGGGGTTTGGGGCAGTTGGTGGACAGTGCCTCAACTGTCACAGGATCTGCAGGTCGTCCAGGATCTTGCCATCGCGGCGGATCTGAGCGTAGACGAACTCGTCTGCCTTGATGGCGAGCAGGCGCTGCGCCTCTGCCCAGGTATCAGCAGACATGGACTCCCAGGGGTCAGAGGGGACGAAGACGGTGAAGCGGCGTTGGTTGAGGTTGTTCATGCTGTAATTCTACAGGGTCAGGATGGGGTCTGTGTGACCCCTTGTGCCAGTGCCTCAGGTGGTCTCGTGGTAGGCGTCGCTGACTTTTTCCTGTACACTGTCGAAGACCTTTTGATCCATCCAATCGGGGCAGTCCTCATGGAAGCAGACCAGATCATAGAGAACTGCCATCTCGTCAGTGGTAAAGGCGGTCAGCATGTCGTAGCGGTTGAGCATTGTGCGTTTGTGGTTGATGCCGTCAGTCTACAGGGTCACGGTCTGGTGGCGCTGCAGGAGTGTGCGGTTCACCCACTGTCCCAGCGAAGCGCCAGGGTTGACCATCAGGCGTAGCATGTCACGACGGCGGCAGTCATGGGCGGTCACGCTG